GTTCTTTTTCAGATTGGTTAAGAATGACATAATTATTTCTCCTTTTCTTATGTTTTTTTCAAGACGCTTCAAATTTTAGCAAATTTTCAAAGTAAATAAAAACTATATTTGATTGCCATTTTCGGCAATCTATTTTTCTTTAGTAGAAGAATAGCAACTCTCGCAAGAATCACATTCCCATATTTGATTTAATCTAATATGTAATATCATTTTATTGTTTTGTTATTATTGCTGTATACCAGTAACATTTAACCGGCGCGTCTTATCACGACACTTCAATTATCGGGACAAGTGCAGGATTTTAACCTGCGTTTTCTCCTTTAAAGGGAGACGATCTAAACGCTGATCTAACTCGTCAATAATATTGCTGTCGATGTCGTATCATTCTATATGCTAAACGCAAAATGCGTTAAAGCCAAAACTTCAAGACTCCATAAGGTATTAAAAGAGGCACTGTGCTACCGTTACACTACCATGCCGGAATCGAACCGAACCTGCGCCTTGGAATATTTTATAACCAAAAATTGCTGTCGGAGTCTTATCAAATATTAAATTATCAAGACACATTGTTTGCGACCCTATCGGGTTTGGCGGACTTGAACCGCCTAAATATAACAGCCAAAAGTAATATTATTATCCATGCGTAAATTTGCTGTATGTGTCTTATTTATTTACTGTAAATAAATTTTTCAAAATACTTCGGTGGAACATATTTAGTCAAATATACTCCATTTTCTGATTTGAAAAATTTAATACCGTTTTTGTACATTAGCCTTGAATTAATGACAATTACCACGGGATTTCCGTGCCGCCTTCCTACATTAAATGCCGTCTTTTCATCGGAAGATAAATGAACATATAAACGGCTTTGCGGTTTGATACCTTGCTTTGAAATTGAATCATAAAATTTAGTGCAGGTTCCATGATACAATATAGAGGGCGGTTCAACCTCTTTCAATTCAACATCTACATTGATCGAATGACCTTGATTTGCCCTAATCTTTGTTTTATCAGAATTAAATGAATATCTTTGTTTACTGTCCGACTTGACAATTTCTTCAAGTATAGACATATCTATACGATATTTCCTATTAATTCCCGCTATCAGTTGTTTTACGTCAGCCCAGCCGTGAGAGTCGAGTGTGATCCCTGCTTCTTCTGGCTTATGCCTCAGAATTAAACTGATATATTTACTTAAATTAGTGTAAGACATATCTATCCACCTTTGAACTAATTGGTGCGCGTAGTGGGAGTCGAACCCACCTAAACACGATTAAAAGTCGTGTGCATAGCCGCTTTGCTACACGCGCATAAATCGATATATACGAATAGCAAATCCGCGTTGACCCACATATATCAGATGGGATTAAGTTCTTTTTGTTTTAATATGCCATAAATATCGTTTGTTCTGGTAAAACGGTGTAGAACTTTTGTAGAATAACACCAAATAACCCACCAATCATTTAAGAATCGTTTGGTCGCGACAATACCGCCGGATTAACATAGGCGTTCGACTATTTGTATGGCTACTACGCATAGCTGCGTTTGGAGGGAGGTGCAAGATTTGAACTTGCCCGGACAGTGCCACAAACTGACGTGCTACCGCTACACTAACCACCCATATACAAAGGACAAAATGATAAACAAATTGCCCTCAATATCCATTATTCTTTATGGGGCTTCTAATTCTTAAATGGATTCACTTTGTTTTGTCTCATAATCCTTACGATATACACATTCTGCAATTACTTCCATATCGCCACAAATCACCATTTGAAGAACTATAATGTCTTTATCTGGATCATCTACATAACGAGTGCGACAAAATCTATCATCAAAATCTGTTTTTGTCTTTTGAGCCTTATTTCCACCCTCATGGAGTAATTCATTAGCTCGTTTACTGTTGAGGTTAAATCTCTCAAACCAACTTTTAGAATGATTTTTGAGGATGGCACCTGTCACAGCATTGATCTTGATGCTCTGGCTACTCGAACTTGAATAACTGTTGAACATTACTATGAAATCAATCCTTTAACAACACCATAGAATTGAACTTCCGGAATAAAACACCATTTCAATAATGAGGTTAAATTTATAGCAACCAATACGATGCAGGTGATAAATAATACGCCTATTCCGCAAGCCAAAATTGTCGTTACAAGTATAACATCTTCATCATCTTCGTCCGAATCATTGTCCCATTTTTTATACTTTTTCTTTAATTTAAAAGATAAGAAAATACCAACGATAATGCCAATGATACCAATACCAAGCCAAATAGAGTTATTTGTAATTGAGTAAGCACGATATCTCTCCATAATATCTTGGATATACGGAACGATATTCTCAGCACTCCAATTGATTGCAATATTAAATTTTTCGGCAAGATAATTCAATACTTCTATGATCTGTTCAGAAACTTCCATTACTATCTCCTTTACTCACCAACAAAAATTAAATCATCAATATATTTCCGACCTTCGCCCTTGAAAACGGGAATTTCATCATCAATCACCCACGAACTTCTGCCGGTAGTCTGATCGACTTTGCGAATACAACAACTGCCACGCTTATATTTTGTCGGATAACTATTCCAGTCAATTCCCTTTTCATTGAGCAACATCTTGATGATCTCGCTCGTATTTTTACCGTGCATTTGCTTATCGGAAAAGTTTGCATGACCGACCATTTGAATCGAATTTCTGATCGCGTCCTGCTGCCGCCAATAAATATTATTGGCTACTTCCTCTTTCGGAATGTTAAATACACGAGCATCAAACATAGCGCCCTTTGTTTCTGCTATTCCATGTGCGCAATCCCAGCCGATAACCCAACCGCGTGAGAACGCTTTATTAAAAGCTAACGTCGCCATGCTTGCCGCTACGCTTGCACATTTTTGAATGTTGTAATCAAACCACGCGGTGGTATTAAGTTCTTTGTAGTCGATCAAAACTAATGTGATCTCGTCCGACTGAGTATAACCAAGAACGCAACCTTGAATATTCTCACATAGATATCGCATAGTGTCTTGCATAGCCGCCGAAAGAACAGTATCAAATGGTCTTTGGAATCCGCGAGTGAAAGTATGAAATGCCTTACCGTCGATTCTGATAATGACCGGCGTTCTCGTAGTTAAATAATTCCGAGAAACATATTCATATTTTTTCATTCTCTTATCGAAGTCGCTGTATTTGCTCATAACGTATTTCAATCTCCGTTGTAATGTTTATTGAATAGTTCTTCCGCCCGTTTCATATCTTCATCAAATTGTTGTTTGGTTTTGTAAAAAGGGCAATTTCCACGAGTTTCGCATAACTTTTCGCGTAGAATAACACATTTTTCGCGAAATTCGTTTCCTCCTGGATTTGCGAAACAATCGTAATATTTCTTATCCGTCATATGTATTTTCCTTTACTTGTTCATGGCAGGGTGACAAAGACTCGAACTCTGACTTTCGGTTTTGGAGACCGACGTTCTACCAGTTAAACTACCACCCTGTAGTTGGGCGTTTTTGAGTTGTCGCCCGCAACTGTTTAGGTTAAAACAATATTGTAATTATCATGTTCGATGATTCCTCGCTGACCTATATCAGCAATTACTACATCTTCGTTATCCGTTACGGTAAGAGGTAAAACATGATAATAAAACTATTCAGTTCAATGAGTTATGAACCGATGGTGACTGCGGAGGGAATCGAACCCTCACTCTCCACCTTGAAGGGGTGGCGACTTATACCGTTCGTCTACGCAGCCACATATGTCCTCGTCTTTCCGAGGTGCCACTTATTATTGGATTCCAACCCCCAACGTTAATAAGAAACGCGGATGGTTTTTCTGGAATTAGAGGACATAACCATCAACCTCTTAACATTCTCTGCATACGGATTTGCACCGTTTCTCCATCTTTTCTTCGATGGCGTTTTACCTTATAAACTATATAACAGAGATGGTAGCTCTGGCGGGAGTCGAACCCAGCGTCACACGATTGAGAGCCGCGTATCTTAACCGCTTGACTACAGAGCCATATAGATTATCCAACAACCGCCGTTAATTAGTGGCGACCCGATTTTTACGTTTATCGGAAAACGCTTTTTTGATCGGCAATTTATTAATCGCATAAGCCTTATAGCGATAATCTCTGTTGTTGGCTTTTGCCGTCTTTCCAGCTGTCGTCGATGGTTTCATTCCGAATCCAAGAATAAAACCAAGAGAAGAAATTTAAAATGAACTTAGCGGTTCATGGTGGAGCTGGTGGGTGTCGAACCCACGTCCAAAATTCATACTCAAATTAACTATTTTTACGCAATAGACTAATTTTCACTGAATCCGTATTAGTCAAACGCTGGGTTCATTCAAATAGGTCGCCAGTTACCTTTGGGAATGTAAAGGTTTATACTTTACAATCGTCCACCACTTACTTTTTAGGAAAGCAAGAAAACCATCGCATGCGGCACCACTTGTTTTTAAGGCTCAAACAAGAAACCATCATTCAATATTCGTCCGACAAATTAACCGAATGACAGGTGTTTACCGGAATCTGGATCAAGCCGCAGTTCTCTTAGAGAGAGCAGCGACAAGAGCCGGATGAAATACAACAGTAGTATTGTCGTTTATTTTTGTTTTGCGCCGTAAGGTGGATCGCCAACCTGCGAAGTTAATTCTTTCAAAACCCTGTCGAATCCAATTCAGCCCCATATTATAGAAACTTGTTACCGACATTTGCGGAAAGAAAGTTGTTGGCAAGCGCACATTTTACTAAAACTTGCCGATTTGACGATGTGCTTTAATTTAGTTAATGGTATATATCGATGCCAATGGGCGTACCGCCAAGAATGGCGGTGGCGGAGCGGGTGGGACTCGAACCCACACACCGAGATCGCTCGGCTACTTTCTGTGTAGCAAACAGATACCTTACCAATTAGGTTTACCGCTCCATTTCTATCGGTTTTAGACTCCATTTATATCCAAAAGCTGTTTTACTCAAACCTCTGGCACAATCACTAATATGACCTGGTTTTTTACCAATAAATCTTGCAGCATCAGAATATGATTCAAATGTATGTAATAAGTTGCCGTTAAGATCATATTGATAAATAATCATATGATTTTCTAAATTACTATAATCTTTATTATTAATTGCGTAGTCAATAATATTTTCTGCCGTAAAGTCATCCACACAAAGAGGGATTGAAGCATTTACTTTTCTTCTACTAAATGCCAATGTCCTTGTAGAACCATTGCAAAATTCAATCGGTAAAAGATAACATTGATTATTGTAATATGTTCCAATCATATCAATTTCATTTTTCGTGTATTCATGTTTTACATTTTCTTTGCCGGAAGTTGTAATTGAATATGCTTTAATTTTGATTCCCGTTTCAACTTCTACGCAACTTTTTATTTGAACTCTTAATAATAAGTTATTAACATCAAGTATAAAATCGTATTTGCAATCTTCTCCAATAGGAACACTCACATTATATCCAAGAGAAGTTAGATATGCCTCACACAATAATTCTGTTGCTATCCCTTTTGCTTTACCATTAAACAAATTATTCGTTCACCTATTCGCCTATTCAATTTATGGAACTTTGCACTCCGCAAATATTTAATTTATCACGGAGTGCTTACCGCTCCATATATCCCGCGACTTCCGCCAAAACTATTATGTATCAAATGGTTGCCTTTTGCGAGCCGCGAGGAATATAGTTTGTTACCTTAGCTGTTATCTCTTTGAATGTTGCAATCAATCTCAGAAGTAGGTTGCTATCCTAATCGTTTATCATCAATTCCGTAGCCAATTCGGAAAGATGGATAATCGAAGCCGTGAATCCCGACTCAACATATTGTTCATTTCGCTAAAATGTCACAAAACACGCTGCTTTAGTTGAAACAGTACCCCATTCTTTGCGGTAAAGAATATGAAAACCCCAATTTCCATAAAGTCTATCGGATAACCAAACTTTGCGGCTAAAGGCAGTTCGACCTTTTGGCTGGGTCACTCGGAATCGAACCGAGAGCGGTGGGGTCAAAGCCCACTATGTTGACCGGTTACACCACAACCCATCGTGTGATCGAGCCACAGGACTCACACCTGCGGGAATGAAGGTTAGGGTTGACTGCGCACATCTCACCTAACAGCATTTATTATTAATCTCGTTCTTTTACTTTACTTCATTACTTCATAATCCGTGCTTTTAAGAGATTTTCTTTTTGGTCAAGATGTTGTGGGAGTCGAACCACACCCTTCCGCCCTTACGCGGGCAGCGTGCTATCCGCTACACTATCACTCTAATCTCTGCCACCCATCAACAAAATTGTACGGTTTCATTAATGGTTGTACGTTGTGGCACATTTCATATGGCTTTATACTCACTACTCGATCAAATGGAGCGAATAAAGGGATTTGAACCCTCACAATCAGAATGGAAATCTGATGTGCTACCGTTACACCATATCCGCAGATTTGTGGGAGGGAAGCGAGGTGTGAAACCCTCCCACGAGGTAATCTATAGTTACAAATTATTAGGTGTTATCTGTATTTTCCGGCAAGGTGTCCTTTTTCTGAACGCCATCGGCAGGTACTACCTGAGTAGTAGATAGCAGACCCTTTACAGGTTCGGCGATGCTACCCACCAATCCACGAAGTTCATCATTGATCGGCTTGCCGTTAAGGGCTTCATTCTGAACATTCAGAGTTTTCATCAGCGCAGGAATACTGGATAAGGTATCGACAAGAACGTTGCCGGAACCACTGCCCTGAGAACTTCCGCCGAAGTTGATAAACTCAGCCTTGCTACCAACTGAACCCATAAGTTCCGCGGCTTTGGTTGCAATCTGCACTTTACCCTCTGTTTCGATCTTCAACTTCTCGATCTCGAAGTTTACTTTCTCGTTAGACGCTCTCGCTTCTGCAAGTGCGCGTTCACCTTCGGCTTGTGCCATAAGTTTCTGCTTTTCTACCTCAGCTTCCGCAAGACCTTTCTGCTTGATGACTTCCGCATCGGCAAGACCTTGCTGTTTTGCAACCTCAGCTTGTGCAAGACCTTTCTGCTTGGTAACGTCAGCTTCGGCATTACCTTTCTGCTTGATGACTTCCGCAGAAGCATTACCCTCTGTCTTAACCTTTTCCGCTTCTGCTTGTGCTGCGATCTTGATGGCATCCGCGTGGTTTCGTGATACCTGCACCTCTGCCTCTGCACTGATAGTCTTTACATTCGCTTCCGCTTCGGCTTCGATGCGCTTCTTCTTCTTTTCTGATTCTGCTCTTGTGGAGATAACTTCCTGCTCCTTGATTGCTGCGAGATTTGCCTGTTCCTGCTTGACAACCTCAACACGACCCTTTTGCTGTTCTACCTCCTGCGCTCGAATGGTTCTCTGCAACTGACCGGCAACTTCGGCATCGGCGTCTGCCTTATCAGTTTCAACCTTGAACGCAGCCATTTTCAGTTTATTATCTCTTTCTTTCTCAGCGATAGCCAACTCGGATTCCAATTCGGTCTGAGAAGCTGTACGCTCAGATTCAGCGTTTTGAGTACGGATAGCCTGATCTACCTTTGCTTTCTTGCTTTCGGCTTCACGGCGCTTATCCTGCATATCAAGTTCGGCAATGTTATCATAATAACCATTGTTGTCGTTGATGTCTTGGATGTTAAGGCTTACAAGTTCCATACCCATGTTGAGCATTTCATCCTGAATAATATCCTTAACCTTATTAGCAAATACCGCCTTTTCAGATAGTACACTTTCGGGGGTCATTGATGCTACTACATCACGAACACCACCCATAAGTGTCATTCTGGTGTCGCTGATAATCGCATCCTTTCCTCTTTCCTTAAAGGAAATGATTGCTTTCAGCAACGTTTCCGGATTTGAAGTATCGGGGCGAATCTGCGCCGTCCAGTCAATAGTAATCGGTACTGATGTTGCCGTCATAATCTCGTCACCATTTGCCGTTACCGTTAGCATTGACAAATCAAAATAATCATACTTGCGAATAATCGGCATTACGAACGCACCGCCCGAAACATGAATTTGCGGTTTCTTGCCGCCCGTTACGATCAGTGCCTTGTCTACGCTTGCGACCTTATACATTGATTTTCCGATCAGGAAGATAGCCACAAGGATAACCAACGCAATTCCGACAGGAATGAGGATTGATAAATATTGTTCCATTAAATTCTCCTTTTATGCTTTTCGAGATATTTACTGAATATCCCGATATTTTAACCGCATTTCCAGCGGCTCTTGACTACATTTAATATTGTAGCAAATCACCATTCAGTTGTCAAGTGTTTTCGAGTAATTTCTTAAATATTTTTTTAGAATGTATACCCGTCCATTAATCTCATTTTGAATTTATTTTTCTGATGGAGTGCATCAATCTTGTTCTTTACTGCCCCATCTTCGCAAATGCCTGTCCGAATATACCGATCAAGCGTTTCGTATGTAAAACCCAGGTTTTCCTCGTCAGTCTTTCCGCACAAACCATCTGATGGCTCTTTATCCATCAAATAGTCCGATAATCCGAGAGCATACCCAATGTCAATGACTTCACTTTTTGTAAACGGGGCAAGCGGCGACAAATCACCAACAGAATCTCCGTATCTCGTTGAATATCCGATATAGTCCTCAGATAAATTGCAAGTATTGACAACTCTACCGTTACTGCTCTGTGAAACAGCGTATAATGCAGCCATGCGGATTCTCGCAGGGAGATTGGTAGTTGTCTGACCGGAAATATTAAGAGTAGGCTCTTTTTCCATTCCGTCTAAAATTCCATCTACGGAATTGCCGATATTGATGGTAAAACTCTTAATTCTAAGAGTATTCACAAGCGTTTCAGCATATTTAATATCGTCCTGCTCGTGGTCTGGAAGTAAAACGCCGATGACGCGGTTTTCTCCCAAAGCCTTTACGCACAACGCGGCAACCACAGAGCTATCAATTCCGCCGGAAATTCCGACAATGGCTTTTCCAAAATTGCTATTCTTTCTGAACCAATCCTTAATCCATTCAGCACACTTTTCAGCATGATAATTTCCAAATCCAAATCTATTCATTAGAAATCACCGCCGTGCAAAGTTTTTCTGATTTCTTTCAGACTGGTTTCTTTCAGCATTTCACCATCACGGAAAATAGGCTTTAACATATTGCAAGGATCATTACTTGCTTCTTCCCAAGTCTTTTGATCTGTATAAGCAATCCCGCCATAATAATCCTCATAAACAAGACAACAACCCTTTTGAGAAGTCTTGAATCCGCCCTCTTTCGGGTCTTTGAAAATGGGAGTAGGCTTTCCGTCAATCTCACAATATGTCGCCTTAATACAAGAACTGAAAGTATCACGAGTAAACGGTTTTAGAATCCCATCTTCTTCAATGCACTGGAATGAGAACGAACCGACACCGAGAGATACATTACAAGCCGCAAATCCGTTTTCTTTGAGAATTTCATAAATCTTCTCGCAACGCTGAACGGTAATTGAATCACCGTACAGAGCTTTCACACGAGGATCGAGGACTTTATATCCCTTGCTATTAATATAACCGCCGAACTGATCCCATAACTTGAATACCGTCTTTGTTACGACTTCCACGCAATCGCCGGAATCTCCGCGCATAAGCATACAACCATTATGGTTCATAATTTCCTTTTTGAGTTTCGGAAGTACGTTATCAATTACATTCCAGTAATCATAAGAATCCAAAACGCAAGAAAATGATGTATTCGGGTAAATCTCCGTCAACAGTCTGCGGAGCAAAGTAATTTCATCACCGTCAACCGCAAAATTAGAACACATTACAGAATGTTCGGTACTCGGAGCGCCAAATCCAACAGGTTCATTTTTGCAATCACAATTATAATTCTTTTCCAAATACGGAATTGCGGGAACCGTTGCAGTATTCAAGAATGAAAGCAACCAACCCGCAGCCGCCTTCGTTGCAGACTGTAAACATTCCTCACCGCGAAAATCAAAATCTCCCAACGCTCTTGCTCTCGGCATATCGTCGTCACAGGTTTCAGCATAATACTTGTTCACGATTTCACGATAAGTTGCGCCGACGGTGGCAGCCAACATGGGGTGCCACATTTCAGCCGAGATCAGCGATTCAAGCGACTGAGGAAGCCATGCAAAATCGGGATGGGTATTTGTGATTCCGAACATCGGAACGTGCATAGGCACTTTCGTTCCTTCGGGCAACGCCACAATTTCAATGGGTAAATATCCGAGATTATGCAGTTTCTTGATTTTGTTGATATTATATGTATCTTTTCCAAGAGTGGCGTCCATGATTCTTTGATATTCAACCAAAATCAGGTCGAGGGGCTTTTCAAAAAATTCTCTGTTGAAGTAATCAATCAGATATTCCTTAATAAATCCCTGCAATCCAAAGAATACAACTTCATTCCAGCGCTTTACTCTGCTCATTCTCGGAGTAAAATAAGATACCGATTTTGTGATCTTTTCCGGCAACATTTCAGCGTGTACCGCCTTATAGTAGTCGATCAATAACATCGGATTCGTCATAGATTAAACACCTCGATTTTAGATGGCATTAAGTCAATATCTTTCGCATACTTCTGCGTACTCTTGACAAAAATGCTATCTGTAGTATATAGTTTCTCGATTAAATCTCCGTGTAACAATTCACCACGAAAAACGGTAAATTCACAATGAGTTACAAATAGATATATCTTATCCGCGCCGAGTTCTTTTAACTTCTTCGCAGAATGTAAGAATGTTCCGCCTTTACTGCAAATATCATCAATGATTAAAACTATTTTGTTTTTAATCAAATTTGTATCTCCGCAAACATCAAGCCCAAGAATATTTCCAGTTTCCCAATCTCGCCGTTTGATACCAAAAGCGTATGGTCGATTGATCTTGCCGGAATACCGTTTCATGGCACCTTCATCGGGAAAGAATATCGTTGGATTTGTTATGTAATTATCCTTGCAAACATTCTTAATTGCCTGTTCGATATAGGGAGTAGGTTCCAAAACGGTCAAATTATCGAACAACGCTTCACTCACAGAAGAATGAGGGTCTAAGACAACCACATTCAAGAATTTCAGCGCATTGATAAATTCCGCAAAATATTTCAAAGTGAAAACATCCGATTTTCCCTTTACCCTATCCATTCTGGCGTTCGGAATATACGGCAAGAATAGCTCAACATCATAACCCAATCTTTGCAGGTGTTTTGTCAGAAATAAGATTGCTGCCATTTCACCGTCATTCTCGTAATGCCATGAAATAGTCACGGATTCTTGAATAGGCTCGACAGACTTCAACTCGGGTTTCAAGTGCAAAGTTCCATCGGGAAAATGATCGAGGACAACTTCGTTTCCATCAATTTTAATCATTCTGTTACCTCGTCGATCTGGCAAGAGTGCATGACCATCTTAGCAGCGTTATGTAATTCGGGAGTCACACCCGCACAACAAGAGAAGTCACAAGCGATTTGGATTTCCGGCGCGGCTGTCTTGATAACCAGTGCGTTAGTCACTACACAAATATCGGTACACAATCCAACAAGTTCAACGTAATCGAATCCGCCCTGAACAACAGCCTGAGCCAATGCGAAAGAGCCGAAAGACTCCTTCAAGAAAACTCTTTTATCATCGTTGTAAGTGAATTTTTCGTTCTTCTCGGCAAGACGATCTCTGAAAGCCTTTTCAATGGTTGGATTCAACTGCCAACCCTCGGTATGTAAGATACAGTGTTTCACGGGCAAGTGTTTGCCCTCATTAGAATCGAGGTATGAGTCCTCAAAATGTGTGTCATATGTAGCCGCGATCTCACCGTCGAATGTTTTGATTTTTTCTGCAACCTTATCAACGATTGCCATAGCTTCGGGAGTTCCGAGAGAGCCGTCAATAAAATCGTTTTGACAGTCAACCACGACAAGTAAACGTTTTTCCATTTAATTCTCCTTAAAAACTCTAAAATAGCGCCGATCTGTTGATTTTATGCGATAATCTTCTTCATCTTGTGCCTCCTTGATTTTGACATACTATATATAGTGGTTATAATATTTTATACCACAATATCTTGTGCTAAAAAGTGAATAAAACAGCGATTTGATTCACTTTCTTAAAATCCGTTAAATCCATTCGGATTTCCGTTCATAATGTTGTCGTATTGGTTAATCAAATTCTGTAACTCAGGATCGCTTTTTGCCAACTCACGGTACAAAGAAAGATTACGATTTTCCTTAACATGCTTATCCATAGCCGTAACGAGCTTGTTAATTGTAGCAGTGTTTTCCTTTCTTCTGTTCCACGCAGAAAAATCCACCTTACAGATAATATCTTTTGTTGCGGCGACGCCAAAGTAATTGTTGGGTGAAATAATGTTCACCACTTTAGCTACAACAAAATCATTTGCGCTATCTGTAAGAACATAATCTCCGACACGGATATTTGTATCGTACAGCCGGAAAGCGTATTCCTTAGATGTGTTGAAGCCCCTAACAAAAGTCACCTTTGCGATTAAATAATGGTTCATATTCTTTTTCCTTTCTTTTGCTTTTCGAGTTATTTCTTGATTGCCTTGAAATAAAAACCGCAGGATCGCGGTCTTATTTCAAGTTCGATTTTGATGGTGTGCCATCAGGGAATCGAACCCTACACCTACAGATTATGAGTCTGTTGCTCTAACCGAATGAGCTAATGGCACATATTATTCTGTCGGAAGATATAACCTCAATCGAGTTTTAATGTCTGCCGCTCTTACATCTGATGATACACCAAATTCAGAAGCGATTGATAGTAACTCATTTATATCATCGGAATTGCGGAAGGACATAACTAATTTTTTAGTATGTTCCAAACCACATTTTTCGATAAAGAAATCATACATTCCGAGCCAATATATATTACGAAATGTGATCTTTAAATCATACCAATTTCGTATATATTCTGACAATAACTTGTTTAACGCGATTGCAACCTCTTTTTCCGGTCGTTCATCAAATGTATCTTCATGGCTGGGACTTACAACAAAGTGCATATAACTACCATTCCAACTTCTCATTAACGAATTACGGAAAGAATTGAAAGTCGTTGTTTGATGATTGGCTTGAAGCAAAGTGATTGTTCTCACATCAAGTTTAACAACTCTGCCCGGCAATACCACTTGCCTTGTTCGGAAATTAATATCCTTTTCTTTTAGATTGATAACTTCCGACAATTCATAAAATCCACAATGGAATAAACCGCACAACAATTCAATTAAATCGGCACGATCATTCTTACCTTGCTTTCTCATATCGGTGAAAATATCCAGTAAATCTTGCCATTCCAAAGGCTTCGCAGCAGTTTCTAATATTTTCATCAATCCCTTGTTCCCTTTTAGATCGGGTGATCTCAACCAAATTGGAATAGGCTCAATATTATATGAGTACCACTCGCAAACAACCGTCAACATGAGTTTCACTTGTTTATAAGTGAAGAACAAAATCGGCGACTGTTCTTTGGGATCAAGCGACTGTGTAAGAAGCACACGCACGAGCTGTATGGTTTCCTCTTTATTCATATCGACAAGTTCTTTACCGATCTTTTCCTCATACTTAAACAATAAATCATTGTCGATTGTATTTCTAACGGTATTCCTGCGGGTTTGATTATAACTTTCGTCAGCATAGAATCTGTCTAAGAGTTCTCTTGTGGATAATTTTCCCATAACAACACCTCATTTAATACGATTATAGCAATATAATTCACCATTGTCAAGAAATAAATCGAAAAAATCAGTGAACCAAGATAGGAAATTGTATGCAGATAGCGTCTGTAATATGTGTCAGAATCGCATTGTCCGCAATTTCTCCGATACACTTATCTAATCTTTCGATGTTTACGGTCTGAATCTGCTCGATCAACAATGTACTCGGCGCTTTCAGCCCGTATTCATTGTAATCCCACAATTCAACGTGTACCGGCAACTTCTTCTTGCTCATTCTCGATGTAATGGGAATGACATTGAGCGTAGTGCTATATGTATTATTTTTGTTGTTGGAGAGGATAAAGACAGGTCTATATCCGCCCTGTACGCTACCCTCCGAAGTAAGGTAGCATAGCCAGATTTCGCCGCAGCGAGGTCTTGTGTTTGAGCGCAGCATAATTCCGTACCACCTTATGATAAAATATGTAAGAAATCATAGGACTGGAACTACACAACTCGCCCTGAGTGCTGTTATGAAATTGTTATTCGGGCTTCACGTCACCTCCAGCCCCTTTGGTTTCTGTGCAACCTCTCTTGATTGCACCTATATAATACCACATCATGGATAGTTTGTCAAGCATTTCGAGATATTTCTTTTTATTTTATTTCAAAATACTTTTCGGATAAATCCAACGGTGTTTTAGCTTTTCCTAATTTGGTGGCTTTTCCGTCGATCAGCCGGTAGCAAAAATAATAATCTCTGATCGGCTTTGATGTAATATAGAACACGGAGCCATCAATTCGTGTGTATGTCTGCCAGATGATTTCCGTCTTTGGAATCCCTGGGATTGGTTTAGGTTTACTCATTATGTATTTCCTTTTTAATAAAGGTAATTGTTACCTCGCTGCCGCTCAATCCAACTAAACATTTATTGATGATGTTGGATTCCCTGAGATTTTCCAGCGTCCTCACAATTTCCCGATCAAACAACCTTGTCGGAAATGTAACTTTAACTGTCTGCGTGTATGTAATGCGTAAAGGTGTCATTTGCTAACACGCTCCGATCTACACACAGTTGTAAACAGGCTTTGTCATTTTCTATTGTATAGTCAACCCGCGCAGAATAAGGGCAAGTATCACACTTATTACATGATCCGCAAAATCCATTCTTAATATCTTCCGATTCCTCTGTTTGTTCAGATAGGATAGGACACAGAAAACCGAAAGTTTCCGCTCCGCCCGTCAACCTTGCAAGGCAGACATGGTAATGGTTGAATTTGTTAAACTGCAATTCAGACGAATGGCGGGGATAAAAGAAATAATAAGGATATTTCAAAAATTCCGCCATTGTCCGAAATGCGTTCTTAATTTTACTTAGCATTAATTATTTCGCAACTCCTTCGATTAAGCTCATAAACTCATTCATGGCTTCAATATGAATCGCAGGATCAGAATTTCCGGCGTTCTCTGCCCCACTCTGATAAACCATAGCAATAATATCACGCAGGTCTGCAACATCGAGCGTCATAACGGGATTTGTAGATTCCGCAGTGAAATTTTCGCCGCCCTGAACGTGCCTATTATAGAAATCTCCAAAATCCTTGAAATACTGATCGACCTTGCTTTTTGTCAAGCCGATATATCTCTTGGTGGTTTTCGTATCGCTATGATTGTAAATGGTCTGCAAGAGTTCCATGCTGTCATAGTCATTCGGGTGCAGCATACGACTGATCTTTCCGAAAGTCTTTCGTGTGCTGTGCGTTCCAATATTGTATTCAATCCCGCAATTTTCCGCTGCACGTTTCAGCGCTTTTCTCCAACCATCGGGAGAAAGAACGTTGCCTTTTCCAGTTCCCGAAAGCTGCATGAATACAAATCCGTGATAGTTTTCCGCAGATGGATCACAGCCCGTCTTTTCGAGATACAGATTAATGGCGTCCTTGCAAGCCTGATTGATATAAGGATTCGCCAGTTTGTCGGTCTTGTCCTCTACGATTTCCATTAATTCCGTGCGAAATTTTCCGTTTTTCGGATTAAAGAAATGTTCCCATGTCAAGCTCAGAGTATCACCGACACGACGAGCCATATTCAAAGAAATCACAAACAGCATATAATGAAGCCATGATTTGTTTTCAATAAAGTAATTCATCATTTTCCGCAAATCCGCGACTTCAAATGCGAATACTTCCGACTTCTTGCCCTTCTGCTTGTTTTGCTTGATCTTCTTGGGCTTGCCGTCCTTACGAAGTTTCGGGGCATTTTCCGGCTGAGGATCAACAGGCATTTCGGTAAAGAAAGTCTGTCCGGGAAAAAGTGGTGATGTTACCATAACGGTATTAGTCTGAATATTTTTCATAGTTTTAACCCCCTATGTATTCATTGACTAAATTATACCATTTGTGATTTAGTTTGTCAAGCATTTCGAGATATTTCTTTTAATTTCTTTTATATGACGCAAACAATAATATCGTCATAGCGGTCAACCACATCCAATTACCATTATTGAAATAAATGGTTAGCGTAATTGCACTTGCAAAAACGATTAAAACCATCAATATATTATATATCATTGTCGGCTTCATGCTGAGTTCTCCATATCTTTTAATTGCTGAATAACATTTTTAACTTCCGCCATTATTTCCTCTGTTCGCCACATTTTTCCGTTAATTGAAAGAGCTAATCCCGGCAGAAAGTCGCCATAATGGGTATAATCCCAGCCGATCACAAAAGTATCTCCGAATAACTTATATAATTCCTGATTCTTTATCCGAGCATTTGCGCCTCTGAAATTTTCCATGAAAGAAATACCGCCATGACATTGAATTGATCGTTCAATCATTGTGCGATTTCCCCGAAGTGGGTGCTTGTCTGGAATATTGACATAAGCACAAGGGTGATACCCATAATTGATGATAACGTACTGATATCCGTCGATTTCTCCACCCGCAAGAGGATAAAAAAGACGTATCACAGAGTAGATCATTTCAGTTGGCTCTATTGTTTGCATGATTTCTCACCACATTTTTTGATGAAATTATATATCGTTTCAGCAGCTTCTTTGAGTTCTTCCAAAGGGTACATTAGAACAATATCTTTATATGTAATATCTTCCTTGACTGAACCATCTGGATATTTCCAAATCATTGTGCCGACCATATCCATAGCTTCCAACAATTTTTTAAATTCCGTTTCAGGCATTTTCTTCCTCTTTTTCCGATATTATTGTCCGAGTTGTAAAATCAAGGATGATCCCGTTTTCTAAGTGGAGTCGCTGCATACCATTATCATACATGGTTGCAATATAACACATGACTTTATAATACCGAGATTTCAGCCACCAACCGATAATGGTTCTCGGAATTTTGAAACGCTTTCTTTTCTGAGTATAACATTTATTGCCGGATTTATTATTTTGATCGAAATACTTGTCGCAAACTTCATTCCACATATCATTCACCAAGAGCCGTGCTACCGAGCATAGCAAGAGTAGTCAAAACATTAGGATTTGAATAATCAAAAGTAATACGCATAGGATCATAATTCGGATCAAGTTCGGGTATTTCCTTAACCCAACAATCCCAATAAGCATTTCTGCGAAAAGGAGAGAAATCGTGATCCTTTTCATAAAGATTTACGATTGCATTCCATTTATTGTTTAATTCCCGAACAATTCCTCTCACGGCGTCGTTTCGTTGTGCTTTCCGAGATACGATAAGCTCTTTTGCTTCCTTGTTTAATCCGCTGACAATTTCTCCGGTAATTGCTCCAAACTCGTCCGCCGTTTGGGGATTTGCTTCAACGATCTTTTTATAATAATCTTTAGCTTTCATGTAATTTCCGCCTTTCATACTCTTTTTCATAACAAGATTCACATACACCGTAGCCGAATCCCGCGTGATTAAAGTGTTCCATTGAGGTATACGCTTCTCCGAAAGTGATAACCTTATTGCAACCTTTACAAAGGATTTTCTTATTCATATCGGTTGAATAAAGGCAATAATCAAGATTTTCCGGCATTGTTATTCTCCTTTCCAAGCCCTAAAATCAAGTCCATGAAGTTCCATTTTCTCCGTCCTTCCCATACTTGTGAAGAAAACATTGGAGTATAGAAAATTTCCTGCCCTTCCTTTTCATCAGGAAATAATACGTGTACTCCCGTCGCTGGATTTGATAATGTATCTCCGATCACAACATATCCAGCACAACCAAGCAGCGATAATTGAATGTAGCACATTAAGGCGACAATTCTGCTAATATCCTGAGCAATAAACAAAGCATGATTCTGATAATCAAGCTCATTTTTCCGCATGACGTTTGCCGCAGCGATCAATGTAGCACCAGCGCCACAAGCACAATCATAAATCGTAGTCCACCCGCGATTCTTGATATTTTCCGCTATGCCGTCATAATTGATCTTAGACATCATTTCACACAAATGATAAGGTGTGAAGAATTGACCCGCCCAATGGTTGCCTAATTCAAGGCTCATATAAAGATGACCGAGGAAATCTTGATCGGGATTTTCCGTCATGGCTTAAATCACGATAGAAAACAATTCAGCAGGTTTTTCCATTCCACCAAGTCGCTCAATACATTGTTCATATTCCTTTTCGTTGGATTCTCTCTGCTTTGCGCGGGTTTCCGTTCGGTTTGCTAATGACATAGCGGTTGCCGTGATGAAATCCGTCCAGACTTGCCAACTATTTCGGGAATAGCACAATCCATCAAAGATTTTTAAAAACTCTTTTTCGTATTGACTTGACATTTGGATTCTCCTATGGTTTATTATTTTCCTTTATTATTCGTCCTCATTAAATGGCGTACACATTTCATCGAGCGTCGGCAAATTATCCAGTTGCCATTCTGCAACAAGTTTAACCGGCATATATCCATCTTCTGCTTTATCCGACAAGAAATAAAATCTTTCGTTTTCCGTTAATGCTTCTTTATTGAATCCCTCATATCCCTCAAACGTATTCTTATCGAGATCGATAACCCACGCATATTCACAGAATAAACTATTCGCCGCAAAGTTTATTCTATTTCTGAGTTTCAGCCCATTTTCCGACTTGTAAACAAGTTCAAGAATATCCGCGCCGGTATCTCTTGAAAGTTCGGGATATACTCTTGTGTAATCGTCCAGTTCGCCCGATTTGATTCTCTCGTTAATGGCGTCGATATATTCAGAAGTTGCCCAACTGCAAGCCTTTAATTTCTGCTCAAATTCTCTGCGAAAACCACCATCAGAAAGATTCTGACAGAATTTAAGGCACGTTGCCCCCTGACCTTCGGGATAGCCGTCCCACTGGCTGTATTGTGCTACCCTATATTCTCCATCGAAAAATACTGCAATTAGATTTCTTGTACCCATTTTATGACTCCTTTTTATTTATAACATCTTCGATTTCGGCTTTTGTGTACCGTGATAGATCATGTTTAAAATATTTATACTGCCTGTATTTACTCATACATTCTTTCAGCGTTTCCGCCTCGATTGTTTTTGAATGTTTCTTATTAAACAGCGGGCGCATTTCCGCATCACGTTCATAATAAACAATCGTGATTATATATTGCATTTAGTTATTCCTTCCGTATTCAAATACCGGCTTGTAAGTGTTGAAAATCGGTTTCAGCCCTTTTTTAAGGCAATAATCAATTACAATGTCAAACTGCTTCGGATCACAAGCTGAGATAATCGATCTCTGAATACTTACACCAGGCGTTTTACTCTCGACAGGCGTATAGAAAATATCTTTCGGAATATCCACCCAGCCGTCATAAATCAGAGCTTCGCCATAAATGCGAATTGAGTATAAGCCGCGCTTTCTCGGCAGCTTTACAATCAGTTTCACGGTGTTTTCGTACTGTGCATATTTTCCGATCTCGTAACTCTCGAATGTTACATGGTTGATCGATACCCAGCCGAATCCATTAGATTGTATGACGGTATATTTTCCGCCCTGTTTCATATCGGCATATCGCATTTGATCTACCCTATTAATGGTTTCATTCAGTACACGATACATACAATACTTGAATTTTCCGACAGGAATAGCACGAACGATATTAACGTTGAACGGCACTTTATGACTATTGATGTAATTAACCATCTCGGCGCGGAACAGTTCAAAACCCATTGAATTGTAATCACTTTCGGATTTATCATCATCAACAATGTAATCACTGTTGGCAGCGAGAATATCGTCCTTTGCCTTTTCCAGTTCTTCCGCCACGGCTTCGTATTCTTTGAGCTTTTCCAATGTCATGGTGCCGGTGTTCGGTGCGAAAGTTTCCGTCACAACAGATTTTTCATCAACCTCATACACATAACGACCATAATTATATCCCTGCGGATCAATAACCAGTTTCAAAACGTTTTCACAATAAATGGCAACACAATTTGTATTGTACCACTCAACTGTTTCACGTTCTTCCTTGCTCATGCGGGTGTAATCTTCCATATCCTTAACTCTGTAATCATCAGTATCGGAACCACCCATCTGTTCAAGGAACGAAAAATCAGTAATAAGATGTTCATTGATAAACAGATTGTAAATATACTCAGACATGAATACTTTTCTTGCGATCTTGCAATTCACACGACCATGACGAGTATAATATTCATCTTCCTTTGAATCAAGATTGGGTACTTTGTTAGCAACCAACTTAACGCCTACCGCCCACATTTCGCAATCTTCCGTAGTGTGATTTGCTTCGATCTCGGCGGTTTCCGCTTCCATACGCTTTCTAAATTCTTCTGCACGTTTCCGGGCAATCTCATACTCGCGCATGGCTTCTTCATGTTCACGCTGCTTGCGTTCTTCCTCGGACTTCTCAAACTCAGCAAGATCAATTTTGAATTGCTCGGAAATCGTATGTTCACCGACTGTTTCCTCGCGCTGTTCATACTCATATCTGCTTACAATATTATTAGGATGATAGGAACCGTAAAAATTGACATCGAAATAGTCAGAATAATAATCGGAATTGTTATAATTATAACTATCAACAAATCTATAAACATACTCTGCGATAGCCTGTACCTCTGCGCTCTCACGATCCCAGGGACTTGACTTCATGGTAACGTCGATAGAATTATAATCCGATCTTACCGACCATTTGCACATCGGGAATCTCGCGCGAATGTGCTTACGAATAATAGTGGCGATCTCTTTGGTGTCGGTCAAATGGCTTTCCGCGTAATGATTCTTGATATTATCCGTTCTCGTCATTTCAAACAGATTATAAGGTTTCTCGGACTTTTCGAGAGATTTCTTGACTTCGGCACAATTATCAAGGCTGTTAGCAAATGCCATACGCTCGTCGCTCTGCTTTGCGTACCACATTTTCTGCTTACCGCTCCAACGAAAACCGTTTGTCTTTAAACCCTCGATCACGCTTGCCGCGGGCTTACAATCAAATCTGATTTCGATTCCGTTTTTCTCGTTATTGATCGTGATTGTCGTCATTTTGATGATCTCCTTTACTTGCGTTGTTGTCGTTGTTTTCATTATCTGTATTATATCACAGGTTTATACGATTGTCAACACTTTTCGAGAAATTTCCTGATTTTTTCTTGAAAAAAATGCTCAATAATTGAACACTTTTTCAGCCGATTTTGACGATAAAATTACCATTTGATTTACATTGTTATTTGCTTAGTTTTTTATATATTCTTTCTCTATATTGGTTTACTTTCTTTTGGTATATATTTCCTTTGACCATATCCAATATTCTCAAAGCATCATTATACCTCTTTCCAGAAATGTAAAGATCAACGAGCCTAAAAGTCCAGCTCATACTATCAAAGGCTAAACCGCCATTTTGAAAAATCAATTCCCAAAAAGATGTGATTTTTTCGTAATCACAATCATTTTCATATTGTTCTTCCGCCTTATTGATTGCCTCAATTTGCATTTCTTGCAATACCAATATTTGATATTGCCTCGGAGCAACCTCTTTAAATCTTTCTAATTCTGATTTATCTAATGGGAGTATTCTTTTTACTTTTTTACCAATATACATATTTCTTACCTCTTATATTCATAATTTTCCGCGCCGGTGATATACTTCTGAAAATCTACGCGAATCAAATCATCGTTTCCGATCTTTTTCACTCCGCTGCCGAATGCAATTCTTCCGTTTGCTCCGACAAAGTTAATTGTCTTGTTTCCATTCACCGCCATAATCTCGGCATAACATCTTTCTGTCGGCTTTGCGCCGTCGCAAAAGGTGAATCCCTCGTCCTCGGCAAGCTGCATAAACTTTTCGCCGATTGCCACGTTTGCAAGATATACATATACTCTGCCGTTTTTCTTGCTTAATTCTTCGATTGTTCTCATTGATATTTTCCTTTCAAAATAGAATTTTCGTAAAATAAAATCCTATCTTAACCGATAGGATATATCTCACTCCTATCGGTCAAGCATTACCACCTTGCCTATTTATCGTCAGATTTTCCGCAAATTGCCGATTGATATGGTAGGTTGGTGTACGGTCATCGGGCTTGCCCCTCGCGTACTCTATATAGGACTTATTCTATTACTTATAGTATAGCCAGATTTTCCGGTATTGTCAAGCGGATTTCTTCATGTATGACAAAATTGCCTCGCTATGCTCGTCCTGCATTCTCATAGGAACGATCATACATTCATATTCTCCCTGCTGAATGTAAATCGGTTTCAAACTGTTATCCGATGTGATAACAATATGATCTTGAATTTTTGAATCGTTTTTCAGAACTCCCAAAATTCGGGACATGAAATGCGGATTGATCATCTTGACAAAATCCTCGGAGATTTCGCCGGTATGCTCCAAAATTTCCATAGTCTTGAATCTGCTTGTACCGAATCCAACGGTCAGATTGTCGCCGATCATGGCGATAATCGCGCCTTTACTCATATGAGAATCAATATCTGCAAATTCCTTGAATGTTTCATACGCTGCCGGAATGTTCAATTTGAATCTCAAATTTTCCTCTTTGACGGGATCAATGGCAAGAGAGTAATCAAAAAATTCTCCCTCGGTCAGCATAAAGGTGTATTCAAAATCTCCACCGACAAATGCGCCGTACTTTCCGTCCTCAGATACACGGATTTCGATTGTTTCCTTTGTCTTATAATCCACAATCTTTTTCAAATTTGTGAGATAGCCGGAATCAATGCCACGAATGAGCATACCGGAATAATCCTCTTTCACAAAATCCCATTCGACGTTTCTTTTCACCATGATAAAACCATCACAAGTGACAATTACATGATGTTTCGGATCAAGGAAATATGACTGATATACCGGCTTATTCGGATTATCCGATAATCCCGCCGCTACGTTCTTGAATGTTTCCAGTAAATCGGATTTATCAACGCGGATCGCCGGTAATACTGCGGAATGCGCTTCGGGCATTTCCTTTTCATATCGGTCATTCTCGGCAACCAGCTCGCATTTCTTCTTTCCGGTGCTGATAGTAAAATACTTTTCCTCGCTACATTCCACCATGAGCATACTGTCTTTTACCTTGATGTATTTCGTTTCATTGTAGTTAATAAATGCAAAACCACCTTCGATGACGTTGGCGCCGGGAACGCTGATTTTCAAATGTTCGTCGATCTGCTGCGTTTCCATTGTAACGGTATTTTCCACCTGATTCGCCGTGATCTTGATATACTCGAAAATCTGAATGCGTGTTTTCTTTTTCGCGATAACCGTTACACGATCCAGGGCGTTCATAAATTCCTTTGTCGGTACTGTAAATTTCATTTTGTTGCTCCTTATTTCTTACATTTTCTCATGGTGTAAATAATCTGCTCAATCTCGCTCATTCTCAAATCAACTCTGATTGCTAATCCTCCGTCGATGACACTGAATGATACAACATTGATTTTCAAAAGCAAACCACCATTATAATAAAAGTCGTTTATGGTCTTTTCTCTGCGAATCGGCTGCAAGTTATCATCATTAATAACTATCGGGATATTCCAGTTAGAATACAGAGCAAGTAATTCTTTTACAGTCATGTTATTACCTCACTTTTCTGCTTGTTTTAAAGTATTAAATAAACTTCTGAGATCATCATACTTATTAATTGTAGGAATTGAAGCGCCAAAATTTCCACGAATTTCACCGGTGCCCTTCCAATGATTCACGCTGATTGTCAAATCTGCCGCGGATTTTTCCGGGTAATTTGGCTTATAATCCGCAAAGTATTCATCTCTTGTCTGCGAAAAATATAAATGTTCATCGTCCGCTGCAAGCAATCTTCTGATGATATTTTTAAAACTTTTCATCGTTAATGAGATTTGAGGATCAATAATTTTAGCCATTGTCTGCCTCCGTATAGTTATTTATCAAATCGTTTCGTTATCCCCAATTGCCCTATAATGTTTTGCAAAATATTCCATATCCTTTGCAGTCGGGATATAGCCATCTTCCCATATAGGGAGGCGAATCAAATAAGGTTCACTCCGCTGATCTAAAAACTCGCATTCTTTACATTCCTGCGGGATATTCTTGTAAAACTCTTTACGAAATCTACAATTACGGCAAATAGAATTACACTCTATGGTATAGCCGTACAAGTTAGGGTATTTAATTCTTTCGGTAATAACTCCCGATTTCTTGCTCATATTATTTCACCTCATTATCACCACAATTCCGATTGATCGAAAACTTCAATTTGCCTGACATTCTTATCTTTATACTTCGCATTTCTTTGATTGTAATGCTTGATTCTGTCTGCAATCTCAGATTCGCTACCAGTAAAGATATATCCCTCGCCGGAAATAATATATCCGCCATCGACCTTCATATATTTGATAGTTCCATCTATCGGCTCAACTCTCACACGAAATAAACCCTGCGGATTATCTTCACTTTTGAATATATCATCATAATCCAAAGAAGAATTATAATATCCCGACTTATTCAGCCTTTTTACAATGATTGTACTTGTCATACAAAATCACTCCTTAATGTGCTGCTGCAAAAGCCATACAAAGTAATCCGGCTTCCGCTGCGCTGCTCGAACCCTGGATCAGAGATTCAAGATCATTCATCAGTTTGTTGCCGTCGCCGTGCTGCTTGTTCGGTTTAACTTTTACAAGCTCCGGCATATGGACTTCGATCATCTTTTCAAATTTACCTACATCATCGGTATCTCCACGCCGCGCCGCTATCAAGTTAGCATATGCGACTGCTTCATCACCCTGTAAAGCTGAGAAATAACGATCCTTACTGATATTCGGATTGTAATGGTATGTCACGAATAAACCGGTTCCTCCGTGATTATGACCTAAGCCAAATGTGGTAATATCATATCTCGGCTCGGCTGTCTGTGAATAAACTTCTCCATCAATAATGATGTAGTTTTTATTCGCGTCCTTTACGGCTTGAATCATCCTTTTTCTATCCGGATGTTCACCGTCGCGCCATTCTCGCGGAAAGAACACAGAAGAATGTTCGCTTTTCCATTTCAACTCGTCCAGAGTAGATGTGATCCCCTTTTCTTCCGGATCATATACAAATGTTCCGGACTTTACTTTGCTCCACAGTTTACCCTTGAAAAAATAAATCTTACCTTTGCCGTTGTATGAATTATCTTCAAATGCAAGTTGCATTTCTTCCGGCGCAACCTCTCGGATATTTGCGTCATAGTATTCTTCACAAACACGGTAACGTGTTTTTCTACATCTTGGCGGGATATATCCTTCCTCATATTTGATCCATGTCTTGATTTTCATTTCGTTTCCCTCGCTTTTCGAGATATTTCTTTTACTGGATTATTTTATAAGGGCGATCCGCCCTGTTTCATTGTATACATTATACCATATACATTTTAGATTGTCAATGCTTTTCGAGTAATTTCTTGATTATTTTACGCGATATTTTTCAATCGCGATCCGCCCAAAACAGATTACCACTTGCCAAATTTCCGATAACCATGCCATAGATTTCTTTTTCATCGCCAGGATTGCAAGGCAAGCCGAATTGATATTCTACCGCGCCACTACCCTCATAATTCGTGAAAACCTCGGCAATCATTTTATGGTCTGCGTCCACTTCCTGCGGGATAAAATGAATTGTGATAATTTTCTTTTCTTCATCGTTCAGTTTAACACGCAGCGTTTTGATTTCTTCTTTTGTGATTTTCTGAAAATCCGTCATAGCTTCCGCGCCAACTGCAACCGATAGAACCTCATAACTGTCTACATTTTTCAAGTTATCGGTAATCCAATCCTCGATATACTCATAGTATTCTGCGGATTCCGGCTTGATATCATCAGCCATATGGATTTTAACTGTAAAATTAGCGTCCATAGCCGAATGAATTAAAAGAATAACATCATACATATTGATAGCTCCTTTAGATAAAATATCATGTTTAGTATAACATATTTTCTTATAATTGCAAGGGATAGGCGGTAGTTAAACCGCCCAGCCCTGCGCTTTCCATTCCTCGATCACATCATAGCCATCATGGTACTTTGTGATGATTTCATCGTCCCATGAATAATAACCGTTCATATACTCGGTTAAATCGTTAATGATCTTTTGCGGCGCTTTCTTATACTTATTCAGCCACCAGATATAATTGACGATCTTCTCAGTCGAAAACTCAGGATAACCACCGGCGACATGACGATCAATGTTTTCTTTGATTCTGATAACCTTGCGCAATATTCCATTTTTGATCTGTTGCTTCTTTGCCATGATCTTGCCCCCTTGATTATCTTACAAGTCAATTATACTATATCATTTTAGTAATGTCAATACTTTTCGAGAAATTTCCCGAATTATTTTTTGCGGGCTTGCTTTCCGATCTGCTTCCAGTATTTTCGGCGTGACTTCTGATCCTTTAACTGCATAGCCCTCATGTTATGCTTTTTAAAATCGTCAATAGGCGGATTTGACGGCGTTGCTTTTTGGATAATACCGTACACCGCCCAAACAAGCAAGATTAAAAAAACCACCACCAACCACATTGAATCACTCCCTCACAATCTCGTCCAATTTTTCAATAATGCCATTTGCGCCATGAAGAACGCCCAAGGATTCCAGATCGTATATCAAGCCGATCAACTGACTATATGCCCTGCTGCCGGTCTTTGTAAAGTAATTATAATGCTTCTCGCCGTCATAATCAATACATTCGATTGTTGGATTTTTCAAAAACGGTTTATTGCAACCAAAATATTCTTTTAAAATCTCGTCAAGTGCTTTCATGTGATCCTCCTTAAATTGTATTGTAGAAGATTTCCCGATACTCCGGTAATTTTTCTTTGATCGGTCTTTTATCGTTTAATGCTTTGATTAAATCGCTCGTTTTTAAAGTATCAAGGATTTTAAACCATTGATTTTGAGCGGGTAGCTGCTCAAATTTAAAGGCTTGATCTGCTCGCCTGTCTTTTGCTTCCCTCTCGATTCTCTCGATAATATTGGCGGGCATTTTATCCTTTGAAATATACCATGTGATCCTGCCGCCGTCTGAGATATGCGCTACTGTAGGATAATCATTATTGATCTTGACCGCTACATTATAAGCTGTGATCCCGTTGCCAAAGAATCCAAAGTGAATATCATATTTTGTCATGCTGATACCTCCGTTATGCTTTCTTCGAGAAAACGATCTACATTAGAATACATACATTCAACTTTATTTCTAAGAATATCATTGCCAAATGTTCTAACTAATTTTTCATCATAAATGTTGGTAAATCCTCTCGTATTCACCAAATAATAAGGCATTGAAACAACTTTAGCATGACCATAATCATAAAGTATCAATACTAAATCGGTAATATGCTTTGCAAGTAATCTATCAACCTGTGACCATTTCATCTGTCCCTGCTGCTCGATGAAATCCATAAGAGAAATAACTTCTGAATTTGATAATTTATATCTCTTTTCCTTTTTCATATTGCTCTCCACCTTTTCGAGTAATTTCTTGTAATGGATTTAACTTTAGGCGGATCGCCCGCCTTTCGATTACATATAGATTATAGCATATCATTTTAGTAATGTCAATACTTTTTTAAAAAAAGTTTTAAAAAGTAAAAATGTGCGCCTTTTGTGTCCGACTGGATATAAAAGCGCACCACATTACTATATATATAAATATATTATATACTATACATAACTTATTATTACCGTATATATAGTAATGTGATTATATATTAATTACTATACATTACTTATAGTAATTATATATTATATACTTATATATGCGATTTTTTTAATTGTGTGAAATGAAGAAGTGAAACATATCGCGGAACACTTGCGCAAAATTCCGACCGGCTGCCTTTTGATCGTCCAGGTACTCAATAATTTTTCGATCTTCTTCGCTGTTTTGCCGTAGATTTAAAGTGTATGTTTTATAGTTTTGTTTATTCCATTCTGATGTATGTTTTGTGTGCTGCTTTTTGCGCTGCTCGATAGTTTCCTGACTTGTTTCTAATTCGTAACAGTCACGATGAAAATAACGATTTCTGTACGGTGTTACATAGTCCTCTTTATCAATGTTGATCTTGCCGCCGTGTAGACAATTTTTACATCTACATACCTTGATATTATCCATTTTATCCGCTCCTTTACCTCAGTATATCATAACTCACTGGAATAATCAACCTTAGCGCCGTCAAATCCGCCGTATGTACCCGTGATTTCAAGGCTGCCGACAAGCTCTGAATTGATCCTATTGAGCGGAATAAAATCTAATTTGCCGGTATTGACGGGCTTGCCGATCTTGCTAACAGAAATTGTGATATGAGGATTTGAAATAGTAAAAAATTCTTTTGCTAAATCGTTGGATTCTGTAGTGTGTAAACAAACCGATACGCCCTGATTGTTTTCGTCGCAAGCATATCCAATGATATTGAATGTTGCTTTTTTGCCGAAAAGCGCGGGATCGATCTTGCTCGGTCTGAACGCAAAGGTGATATGCGGATTATCAATCACGCGGTAAAGCCTTGTTTTTGTGATCTTATCAATAATGTTTTGTAATTCTTCTTGATCGAAAAATACACCTGTATAAATATATGCCATGTTATATCTCCTATCTGATAATATAGCAATTACGTCTTGCATTATATTGCAAAACAACTTGCCCATCTTTGATTTCGCATTCTGTTATAATTAAATCTGAATGCCTTGCTTCCGAAGAAAAATAATTAACTTTTTTGATTGTTTTATCTGGAAATTTCCGCCTTACTGCGTTAATAGGGGAATTACCGTATATAACCTCGCTTTTTGCTAAAACTACATCACTTTTAACATGAAAACGATTAAACCCAATAAGATAACATTTCATCATAATTCCCTCTCAATAATGTTATTTTATACCTCAGCTAAATAGCCTAAATGGTACTCCCTGACGCTGATCCCGCATTGTTTTAATGTAGGGATAACCATATCTGTGTAAAAGCAGAAATAGCATTTCTTATTCGTTGATAATTCATCATAGATGTGTTCTAATTGACGAAAACCATCTAATGAATATCTTTTACTCGGCATTTTACCGGTATCATACACTCTCTCGATGATCTCTTTTAACTTCTTCATTGTTTACCTCCCGATAGATTTTACCGTCTGAAAATGTCAAGCCGTCACGCTCGATGATGTACATATAAGAAATAATGTTATTGATAGTTTTGATACGTTCCTGCGCTGCTGCCCTAATCACCTTATTCTTTCCATATAAAGGGTTTAATGGCATTAACTGTGATTCCGCTATGCTTTTATCTCTCCAAAGATAATTATAAAGTATATTAAAATCATTACGTTCAAATTTCTTTTCTGCGTTATTATTAATCAATTCCATTGTTGGATTCTCCTATCTTTTACTGATGAAATACTCAACCGGCGCGGATTTCTCGATCAACGGTATAACCTCCGACAAGTCGTAATGATATTTCAAATTTCTGCGATATTTAATTCCGCCGCCCGGAATGCCTGCAAATTCTCCTGTACGATAAAGAATATCATAGAATACACGACTAAATTCTTTCGGCGAAAAAACCATTGTGATCGGCTCTGTGACTTCTATGTTGACAAGCTCCGCCGCATGAAAATGATTATTGTTTTTAAACTGTTCGATATTTTCCGCACGTTTTAACATTCTCAACAAGTGCATACCGTAGTCATAGCAACTCGCATATCTGCTGCCGATTTTTAACTCAAAATCTCCGCCGTCCTTATAAGGCTTTGATCCTTCCATATATTTTTTAGCGTTATCAATAAACTGATCTTTGCTATAAACCAAGGCATGAAATACGTTCTTTTCTCTGCCCTCGTTATCGTTATTGCAACCGCTCCGGTTGAAATGAATGATCCTGCCATCGCCCAGGTCTACGATCTTTGTCTGAAAAATAATGCTATAACTCATGCTATTTACTCCTTTATAAATTCTTATTAAAACCATCGACTGATAACTTTAATAAAAATTTATATGCCCGTATAGCCGATAGCTCAGCTTTATGTAATTACTTAAACATATAATCCTCCTTATACCTGCGCCGTGATTTTTCCGACCTTGCCGCTCATGGTCTTATGTACTGCGACAAAGTACAAAATGATAAATTTAACGCCCTTGATAGCCCATGCGGGCGCGTAGAAGATAGCCGCCGCGATCCTGCCGACAATGCAATTACCATCGACAAAACGCTCCTTCATTTCATGCGCCGAAAACTTCAAGGCGGTAAATACGTTAATTGCGATATACGCAACTCCGATTGCTGCTAAAACGATAGTGATAATGAGATTTGACATGATGATTTTCCTTTCTGTTTCTGTTTTTTGTTTTATCTAACCGCTTCACGCGGATTTCTGACATATTTGGTATTCTGCCGGAATGCTGCTCTCGTTACAGATATACGGGAGAATGTTAATAAGCGCGTCATATCGTTTCCAATAATTCGCTCCGTATTCGACACAAAGACAATGCCGGATATAATTGTGGTTGTCATCTGTAATCACATACGCGAATATATCTTCGTAACTTCCGCGCCATACTCTGAACTTATAGAGAATCACGCTGCGCTCTCTCGCCTTGTCATAGATGATCTCACGGATCGGCTCCGGAATACTGCGGAATGTCTGCAAATCAAAATTCATCAAATGCCCTTTCGGATTCTCCCTGCCATTGCATTCTGTTTCGTTGTACGGTCTGATGAATAAACTTGTCTGAGTGTTAGCAAACACATTTCCGGTGCTGATGACGTTCGTTTGCTTATTGAATGTCTTGAACTCACTATCAAAGTGCATTTTGTTCGGATTATCCCATGTGATCTTTTTCATCTTTGTTTCCTCCTTTGACCTGTTCGAGATATTTCTTGATTAGAATATTTGTGCAAACTTGCCGCCACAAATAGCGCATTTGTAATTGCCGGGATTCTTCGTGAATTTGCTTGCGCGTTCACGTGTGATCGTCTGCCCGCAACAAGTACATTCAAACATATACTTGATACTGTGATCTATTCGGCGCGGCTTATAAGGGATTCTCGTTTCCTCTGCTACTCCCTTTTCTTCTGCCGATGAAGTTCTCTTGATCTCGATTCCGTAGGCTCTGTATACCTTATCAGCTTGACGCTTCCAGTTTTCGCCGTGATTCATACAGCCTTTGACGGAATGCAACAACTCATGCAAGATCGTATTTATCAAGCCTTTATCGTCGTTTCTCTCGTCCAGTAAAGCGGAATTGATATTGATTGAATAGCCGCCCGGAATTGCCTTGATCTGACCCCATCTTTTTCTTGCCCTGGTGTTCGGCACCATTTCAATGATATTGCCATACTCAATGCCGATCTCGTCCAGCATTTCCATGCACTTGACGCCGTATGCGATTAAATCTCTCATGGTATACTCTCCTTTGTTTTTCGAGATATTTCTTGTAATCCGCGCTGTTTTGTGGATCGCTCTCTTGATTACATATAAAGTATACCATATCATTTTAGTAATGTCAATACATTTTTAAAAAATATTTATTACATGTTTGTAATTATTTCTTCCATTCATCACACCAATTATAAATCGTATTGTTGTTTGTTCCGTGTTCACAACAATGATTATATAACTGTGTGATAAAATCTCTTTCGATATCTGCACCGGTTATGTTCATATAATCTAACATACCCATTAGATATACAAGTCTATATCCTTCTGTAATGTTTAATAACTTTCCTATGATCCTGCGCTGCCTATCGTTCATTGTAAACCTCCGAAAAGTAAATCAAATTAGTTTTTTATCGTCATTAACTATCCCAATTATGAATATATTTCTCTTTATAGAATCCGGCGTGATATGCCGATAATTTACCGATATATGCGTCAAGCTCATGCTCTCCGCCGCTGCCATGATAAAATCCGATCACACTTGTTTCTAAATCTTCGCCCGTTCTCCGATCCAACATGATGAAAGTCAAATCCGTGTCCGGTGCATACGTTGTATATACTTTGTATTCTCTGATGATCTTCTCTCCGGCAATCATTCCGCCGTGTGTTTCAACCTCGGTAATAATACCATATTGTACTTTTTCCAGTAAACCGTTATTTGCTTCGGCTCCGTCACGCACCATATCCAGTAAATCATTGACCGCCTCAAAATCATCGGAATATGTGTCGCTGATTGAATTTCCAAATACTGTTTCCACTTCAAGATTATAGTGCTTCATGCTGATTCCTCCTATTCTATAACCATGAATCCAGTGTAAAGGCTTCTGTTGATCTTGACCGGATAATCCTCGATAAAGTGATGACTTGCGCCTGATTTTCCGTAAAAGCCCTTGATATGCTCGATATTCTTCTCATTTATCGTGTCCGGCGTCGCTTTGCCGATTAAACCAACAACAACCGGATTTGCGCCGATCTCTGATACTCTTTGAAAACGTCCTGCAATATTCATGTTATTTCCTCCTTAACTGAAAACGATATATTCTCCGCCGATTCTGCCGATCAAATCCAAAATGCGGATAACGTCTTGACCGGATTCAATCGCGTTATTGACCTTCTTCAAATTTTCCTCTGTGCCATTAAATACCATATCACAATGGAAATTATATATCTTGTCCGTGATCTCGACTATGCCCTCATGTGCTTTATATCCGACCGCTGCGGGATAGAACATCTTATAGGTTTTAATAAGCTCGATTGCCGTGCAATTCAAAAGATTGTTTGCTTCCGGCATTCCGTTATATTCCCATATTGAAAATGCCTGATTATAGTCTGCTTTCGCTCTCTCTAATCTCTTTTCTATTGTCATTGTTATTCTCCCTTTTATGCAATTCTACGGCTGCCAGGTCTGTACTTGTATAGGGTCTTTTCTGCTTCTTCAAATGTGTTAAACCGCTGCGCTGTTGCTACTCCGTCCGGATTATCCGCCGTGACCTGCTTTTTGATCTGAAATTTATGATTCGGCAATTCAACGATCTTTGCATAGATTGTATGACCTTTTTTATATGTTTTATATACTGCTGATATTGTGATCCTCCTTAGATGAATAAATGTCTAAAATAGGGCTTTGCTTCGGTAAATGTGATATATCTGTTGTGAATTTCCGCCGTTTCCTTTGCCATGCTCATATCGGCGCATACCGTGTAGATGTTGACCGTTCCGACCGCTGCCGATTCAGTTTTGTATACTGCCGGAATTTCGCTTGTCCTGCTGCTCTTGAATGTTCCGGCTGTATAGATGTTTACCCTCTTGATCCGCGGGCGACTTTTCAATAATACGGCTTCCGCCGCTTCGTATGTGTTAAACTCTCCGCTGGTTGTTACGCCGTATGGATTCCGCTTGTCGATCCCGTATGTGATACAAAATCCGCGATTCTCGATATACTTGATCTCGTATAACTCCGCCGTGTTATCGTGTTTATAGATTGCCATGATTATACCCTCGCTTCATAACTTCTAAATGGATCGGTAAAAGAATTAACATAATGATAGCAATAAACCATATGATTTAATACTCCGTAAATTCCGCCCTTGATAGCTTCCTTTACTTTCCGCGCGGCTTCCGTCCTGCTGATTCCGTCATGCCACATGACCGTCTTGATATATTCCGATTTAGTATAAAACAGTTTATTGCTTTTCATGCCGTGACCCTCCTTGTTTCCTTTGCTTTACGCCATGCGGCTCTGATTTCCGCCCGCGCTTCTTCGCTCATTTCATATAAATGTGTTCGGCTTCCCATGCCCCATATCTGCATTTTATAGCCTTTATCGCGGGCAACCTGTCGCGCTGCCGTGCCGCCGTCAATCTGTATTCCTTGATACATGATCCCGCCCTGCTTGTCCGTCAAGATGACGAATACATTATTATTATTTTTCATCGTTTCCGCCCTCTCTTAAAACAAAATAGAATATTTAGGGATATCGTCCACGGTTTCCAGATTTGCCGCCGCCCATTCCTGCGCGAATTTCTCCGCGTCATATTCGCCGCTGATTCTGCAAAGTGTAGAATACTTTTTTGTCTTTTCCGGCTCTCCCATCGGGATTCCGCGGCTGATTGGTACGCTGTTATACATATCACCTGTTCCGGTATGCCTTAAAAGATCGATCCTAAGTTCCGGAATTTGCCGACCTGTTTGTGCGTTCCAACTGCAATATTCATTCGATCTTCTTTCGTATTCCGGCATAAACCAGATTCTAAACTCGATCACAACATCGTCATTCAGCTTGACATACTTGACAAGTGTTTTCTCACCGTGCGTCAAATAATAATTGACATCAAACCTAAATCCGCCCTGCGCCTGTTTATTCCACTTGATCGCCTGTTCTCTTGTAATTTTCATTTCGTTTCCCTCGCTTTTCGAGTAATTTACTGATTAATATTGATTTGTTGGCGGGATTTCCGGCTCCCGCCCTGCCTGATCTGTTGTATATATCTTATCACATATATTTAGTAATGTCAATAGCTTTTCGAGATATTTCTTGAATTTTTTTAAATCCTTATGTTCTGATCTTCCGCCGACGTCCTCAGCCTAAATTTAAAGTAATATCCCGCCGCGTCCGCGTGATCGAATACAATGTTATAGTATAGCCCAGGATATAGCCGATCCAGTTCTCTATATAACTCTGTGATGATTCCGCGCGGTATGCTCTCTTTTGCTTCCTCGCGCTCTCTGTTGCATTTATCCAGTTTATCCATATAGGTTTATACCTCCGTTATATCGTCCGATTTAGGCTATTTTAGGGCATTTATTCCGCGTATAGCTTTTTAAATCTCAGCCAATAGCTTTTATCAAAATCCATTAAAGTATATCCGCCGATCTGCGTATCTTCTCCAAATTCGCCGTGATTTCCTTTTGCCGCGATATTTTCCAAAAAGCGATAAAGTCCTTTGGCTCCGCCCTGAGCGCGGATTCTCGTCTTTAATAGTTTGAATACATAACCATAATCGGGGATAACTTCAAGTGATTTTCCGTTGATTTTGATTTTGTTTTCTGATTCATATTCTACCGTCATACCGTCATATTCGCACTTCATGCCGATCTCGATTTGATTTTCCTGCAAGCTCCTAATCTCGATCTTTTCCGGCGTTCTCTGATCCAGTTCATAGACGTGCATATCGTCCGGCGTAAATGCAAAGATAGAATAATTCTGCGACGGCTGCCATGATATAGCAATTTCAAAACACTTGACGATCTCGCCGTTCTGCATTTTGTGGTAATAATATTTTCCGCTTTTCGGATCGTGCAAAATTCGGATTCTAATATTATCCGTTTCATTGGTACGATCCGCGATAATATCGCAGTATTGAATTTTTACATTCGATTCTTTTTCGAGCGTCAAAAGTTCCGATATGCGTTTCATGCTGATTTCCTCCGATCAAAACATATATCCCATATATTCCATATCTTCAAGAACGGATATTAAACCGTCAAAATCCTCTGATTCGCCCAGAATATCCGCTAAACATTCGACGGTATAATAATCAACGCCATAATCCGCCGCGACTGATTCCAAATATTCCACCCTGTTTTTATATCCGTTTTTCTCGTAAATGTTCGGCATTATAATTCCCTCCTCTTAATATTCCATTATTTCTTGATTTTCCAGTATCAAGGATTCATAATCAGTTTCAGCATAATGATTATTAAACCATCCGATATTAGCGACCGGCTCCCACGGGATCAGCTTTTCGATCACAATATCATCAATTTTTCCGCCGTCGTTTCCGTCGATCATCATATGAATATTGCTATATGTTACTTGATTTATTCGGCTATATTCGGATAAACCATTCATGAGAATTTCCGTTTTGTTAAATTCAAATGATATTGAATTACTCGCCGCGCTACCGTGCCTCCGATATTTCCGCCATAAGTCAATACATTGCTTCATGATTTCCGCGCTCGATTTAGTTAATAATGATATATTCCAATCAGTGGGAGCCGCCGCTGTAATCGCGTTAATCATTCCGATCCTATTCATTATTGATTCCTCCGTTTCAGTTATACGCCGGGCATAACGATCTTGCCGCCGCTTCTTTTGCTTTTCTTCTATCCGATTCGACTTTACAAGCCGCCATATATCCGTAATGAAAAGCATTTACAAGTGCAAATAATACTTCCCTTTTTACGTTCATTTCTTTTGCCGTTCCCGCCATAAATGAATCATTATTTAAAAAGAATGTTACATATACATCTTCGCCATCTTCCTCATATTTCATGCTGATTTTGAAATTGTCACGGTATAAACCATCATTTAAAGAGTAGACAAGATTCTGTAAATCTTTGATTATTTTAGCGTTTTGATTTGTCATTGTGATTTCCTCCTATCGCGCCGGGCGTCGATCCGTTTCCGGCGCTATCCATTTATTTTTACGTTTCAATAGGTTTATGCAATTTGCGGGATGGATTCCGTTGCTATCGTTTCCGATCCCCATTTTTCTTTTAATTCATCCAGGTTTTTATGTTTAGGATAACGGCTATAGTGTACATAATATTCCGGGTGCCAATACCATGCCTTCTTTTTACTCCCCCATTTAAAGCCTAAATCCTTTAATACATCTTTGTATGGATATGTATTTCCTGTGATCCAGATAAAGATTCCTACAAGTTCAATAGTGATATTAGGAATGTGAATTAAACCGTTAATGACTTTTTTAAATTCGGCGGGGATTTCAGTTTTTGCCGATTCGGTTTTATTTTCGTATGTTTTACCGTCTACCGATCTATGAATATTTTTATACTTTTCAAATGCTATTTCATATTCGGCATTGATTTCCTTCATGATTTTATTGGATTCTGCGGAATTGTTATTCCTATCGGGATGATACTTGAATATCAATTTGTGATATCTGCTTTTTACATCTTCAATACATTTACACTCTGTAAACCATTTCATTACATTTACCTCCGATCATGCTATTACTAACAATCCGTAATTGTCTGTTAAATCCGATAACATTTCATTATGTGATTCGTAGCTATCGGGATCGACGATCAAATTGTCTATGTATTCGGTATAATTCCCGTCATTGGATTCTGCGTTATAGCCGTATCTATCTATCAATCTACCATTAAGGATATTAGCAAGGATTCTTGACAATTTCATTTCGTATACCTCCTATTAGATGAATTGAATATCTGATTCGGTAATTTCTACCATAACAGATTCTTGATTCAATTCGGTTTTAATATCACTAACCATATCATGCAAGGATTCGATCATGCTATCGCTTGCAATTTCAACGCGGATTGACGGCTCATTAACAATGTTACCGGTAGATTGCATTTTGTAATAGCCGTTACATTCGATCATCGTAAAAGCGAAAATATCATAGACATTTAATAAGATATTAGCTATAATATTTTTTGCGGATTCAGTGCCGATCTTTTGTGATTCAGTGTCCTTATCGAATAAACCGATTGTTAATACTGTTTTTGTCATTGTAATTACCTCCTGATTTGATTGCTTTTTGATTTCGAGTATTTTCTTGATTGCAAGGCTATTATATAATATCATTTTAGTATTGTCAATAGATTATTTAAACTTTTTTGATGAATTATTGCATTTTGGCGGATTGCACAAACCAACATGATATTACTTGTATAATTTGCACAATGCCGGGATCGTGCTGCTATTACTGGATATAGTATTATATATTATACTTATTATATACCACAATATTATATTGCTATAAAAGAATATTACATACTGTAATATGATATCGGATCAATTACTATTTGTATATTTTATTATTCTATAATAGAATATTGTATAGTCCTGGATCATGCTTATTATTCTATTGTAGAATTATAATTTTGTGGGATAAAGTACCGTTTATTGGACTTTGTTTGTATTGAGTACAATAAATTGGACTTTGTAAAGTACATTATTGCGATGATATAACTTTAATTGTGATGATTAAATTTGATTGAATTGTGATTATTTTTGATTAAATTTGAGGGAATTTGACTGAGTTTGCTTTTAGGTGTAAAGCATTTTACTTTACACCTCTCGAAAAATCTGAAAATCCTTTATTTCTTTTAAAGCATAATAATTTCATAGAATCCATCGGGATCATGCTACAATTCCAAAATGTGAATAAAACATTTATTTGATGACTATATTGTAATTCTGTTTTTTGCACTATTACAGAATTAAAGCCCAAAAATTGAGCATTTATACTACTTGCCTACTTGATAGGTAGGTAGGGGGTAGGTTTACATCTCGAACATCTGTTCGAGCCGGATGCCGGTTTTAATGTGCTCCCCTCTACTCTCACCTCAAAATTTAAATCCCCCTTACCTGTTCAATTTTTGAACACTCACCGAAAATTACAGTCAACAATTAAAGGTGTTCAATAATTGGTACTTTTTCTGAAAATTAGTCGTTTATCGAAAACGCAAAAAATTTATTAAAGTGTTCAATAACTGATACTTTTTTGGTGAAATTTTCGACGTACCGAAAACTGAGTAAAAATCCCGCAATTTTTCGTTTTTATAAAAGCTCAGTTTTTGAACAAAAATATTTTAAGGTAAACGATCAAAACAATCGATCATGGTGGTTTCGAGATAAAAGTTGCGGAAAATTGATGAAAACATTTCGGTAATTTTGCTCCGAAATTCTGGTAAGCAACCCGAAAAATCATTCCGAAAATTACCTTAAAACGAAACTGCGACCGCAACTTAATCTATTTACTATATACTATACGTTACTTATATAATTACATTGTATATAGATTAAGTAAAGTATATAATTACTATACATAACGTATAGTAAATAATAATTACTATAAGTAATGTATAGTAATTAATATATATATAATATATATACCTATTTATATGCGATTTTTTAGATCAATTTAAACTTATTCAAGAAATATCTCGAAAAGACTTGACAACCGAGGAAATATGCTCTACAATGAATATTAGAACATTAAATCAAACCTGCGGGATTGCAGGTTCTTTTATTTGAGGTGTTTATGAAAGATAAGCAAACAAATGTGATTTACACTGACGGTCAAAAGAAAATCGTTATCAATGGGAACAATCTCTATATCTCAAAAAGAAATCCTAAAATCAAAACGATTATTTCAACCATTGCAATTATCATCATCATTATCTTGCTGGTTCTTCTTGGTTTGAAATCCTGTGACCGCGTTAAACAATATATGGTCGCTACTCCCGACCAAAGTGCCGTGGAGTGGCAAGGTGAGCAGACAATCAAAAATCCTAATCCGAAAACATCTGCCGGTTCGTATATTCCCGGATTCGCTGTTCTCAATCTTGTATCTAATACAAAGAATCAAAAGGTTAATTTTTATAACCCATCTGAGAATAGCTGCTACTTCAAAATGTATTTGTTTATTGACAACGAGCTTGTATGGAAATCTGATTACATTAAGCCCGGAACCGGATTTTATGATATTCAGCTTAGTCGCACATTCGTGCCTTGTACGACAAAAGGATATTTGAAAATTGAATGCTACACCATGGCTGAAACGCGATTAACGAAAACCGTTAATGTAAATTTTGACGTAGAAATATATTAATAATTTTATGAAAGGATTGGTACGAAATGAGAAAATTCATTTCCCTTGTACTTGCCGTAGCCATGTTGGTTTCTGCTGTTGGCATCGTTACGGCTTATGCTGAGGATTATCGTGAGGACGGTAATACTTTCGCAAATTCAACAGTTACATTTAGACAGCCGAGTTCATATTGTATTTTTATCCCCGACATGATTGGTCTTGATTATGACTATCAGATCAGCGGATCAGATATGAACATTTCTGATCGTGAGTGTTTACGAGTCCTATTGAGCGGTCTTGATTCTGAGAACCATGTGACTTTTGAAAGCCAGGACGGAACCGCTACTTTGAAGAAGTCTATCGAACCCAAGGTTTTGTTGAACGGCGGCACTACACTCAGCGATTTGGGTTGCCCATCGAATTGTGTGGGTTATTTTCTAAAAGGCGATACAATGTCGGAAGTTGCTTTCGGACTTAGTGAAGGCTATTCTGATTTTCATTCAAATAACGGCATGACGCAGCCGCCCGCCGGAGAATATTTTGCTCCTGTTACATTTGAAATTTCTTTAAATAGTTTCTAATTAAATAGGAGATTTGCCTATTGGAGCAAAAAAGCTGTCATCGTCTTGTTTATAAGATTGACAGTTCAATGTTAAAGAGGGCAAATTGGAAGCTCAATTTATCACTTCAAACCGCCATGAGAACTTGCCCCGATGTTATTGTTGCACTGAACGATAGCCAGTGTTTGAGATTCATTGATGAAATCAATGGCGTCGCAGATGTCAATAATAAAGTTCGAGCTATCCAAAACAAAATCAAAAAAATAAAGAAGAAGCCGAAAAGCAGAGAGAATCTTAAACTGATTAACTGCTATTACGAAACTCTTTATGGTTTACAATTTCAGCGCGACTATATCAGCGTTGTAATGAATAGCAAAGAAGACTATGATCGGGCTAATTTAGGGTTCTCAATAAATTATGGCTTAATTGACAATAAAGAGTGTATTATTCATTACCGCCGTTTTTTAGGCACGAACGGCGGTATCAAGAAATCCACTATTGTATATGTCAATGAACAAATCTATACAGAGTTGAAACGCCGACTTGATAATGGCAGAAATCCAAACGGAGAATTTGTACCTGCAAAATTAGAAGCCTATCAAGGTTTGATTTGTTCTGGTTCCATTCCTCTCCCATCTCCAAAAGGAGTGATTGTCGTTAGAGATTGTATCACCCATTTTAAGGAAGATGTTATACTAATTGATGACAGTGGAGAAGGCGAACCAAAATTAACATACGAAGACAATTATGAAATTGAACATAATGATTCTGATGGATATGGGTTAATGACACCGGAATATTCACGTGTTGTTAATAATTTTCTTTGCGGAGAGGATAAACCGATTTCCGGAATGAATACTCGTTCTGCATTTACTAAGGGTATGCTTTACACCTTTGATTTTAAAGAATTTGCAGAAAAGATAGCAGGTACTTTTGAGGTCGAGGACGTATGGGGAGATAAGCGCGATATCCGAGATGCCGATGTAATACTCACGGAATCCATGCTCAAATTGTGGTCAAGTTATGATAGTTGGGAAGATTATCTTGAAAATTGCAAAAAAAACAATTATCACTTGTCGGCAACAAAGACTACTCCCGATCAATTAGAAAACGTCCGAGATACGAACTATCAATTTTTGCAATCGTATGAGTTTTCAGACGATGATCTGTATAATTTGTGTTTGCCGACCATCAAAGAAATTAAGGATGTAATTGGTTTAGACTACCGTAAAAGTTTAACGTTTCTTGCCGGATTCGGTTTAGACGACAATACAGCATTTAGTCAAAACCTTAATTCATATATTAAGGCATTGATGGTTGAGCCTAAATTAATCAATGATCCGTTTATCCGAAAGAAAATATACCATATGATTCGTAAACGAATTGAAATGGGTGAGCGTGGCGCAATTCGTATTAAGGCGAATTACGCTATGATAAGTGGTGATCCATACGCACTTTGCCAGTCTATTTTTAATCTTACCGTTACAGGATTGTTAAAAGCAGGAGAAGTATATCACAAATATTGGATTGATCGCGGTTCGGATGAAATAGCTTGTTTCCGTGCTCCGATGACGTGTCACAATAATATCCGCAAAATGAAACTCTCGCGCTCACCCGAAGCTGCTTATTGGTATCGTTACATTGATACGGCACTGATCTACAATGCGTGGGATAGTTCATGCGAGGCTATGAACGGCGCGGATAAAGACGGCGATACTAATATGTGTACCGATGATCCAATTATTGTTCAAAACACAAAACCACTTCGGACAATAATTTGTTTACAGAAAAACGCAAAAAAAATCATTCCTACCGAGGAATCTATTATTGAAGCAAATAAATTAGCTTTTAATGATGAAATCGGAGAAGTAACGAACCGAGTTACAAGCATGATTTGTATTGCCGATGGTTTTCCAAAGGAATCAGAAGAATATAAGGTTTTGCAATACCGCATTATGTGTGGTCAGTTATTCCAGCAAAATACAATAGACCGAGCAAAAGGTATTATTTCAAAATCCATGCCCGTTCATTGGTATTCAATGCGAGATAATCTTATCGGAGAAGATGATAATGAGGAATCAAAAGCAAAAAAGATATTCAATCAAAAAATTGTTGCTTCTCGGAAACCTTATTTTATGGGATATGTTTATCCTAAACTTCGTGCTGAAAATAATACTTACATTAAAAATAATACTTTAGGTGCAATTCGCCGCTTTAGTGAATTTGGTATTAATGATATTACCGATTTGATTTCATATGAAAACCCAACTCCTGAAATGAAGGAATATTTGGATTACTACAATAAGCTGACGCCAGTTGATAATAATAAATGTGTTATTAATCGAATTGCATGGTTATTTGAATCAGAGTTCAAAACGTTTATGTCGGATTATTCAAGAAAGATACGCGAGTCAGATAATTGCATATTTGATTATAGAATCATGAAATCCGGCGTTGAATATAGCCAGTTGCAGTATGATAAAATATCGGAAATATACAAAGAGTACCAACTAAGGACTAAAGAATACCGCAAAGAATCTCGAATCAAAAAGGTCGAGAAGTATGACAATATCGAGCAACACATGATTTTGGTAAATTTCTTTAAACGAGAGTGTGAGGAAATTTGCCCGAATGAATATGAATTATGTGATATTCTTTTGGATATGTGCTATCAAGCGGAAACTTCAAAACAATTTGTATGGGATATGTGCGGAGATACTATCCTTCAAAATCTTTTAAAGAAACATGATTATGAATTAACATATCCTAAACTGGTTTCCGATCAAGGTGAATTTGAATATTGCGGAGAACAATTCATTATGCAGAAAACGCGAATCGAGGTGATTGATGTATGATTATCTTGAATGAGCGAGAGTATGCTGAGGATTGCTTGAAAAACGGGATCATAAACGACAATCCATATATCACGGTATCAATTTTAGCAAAGTATTATTATCATTGTCATGGATTCCGCAAAAAGAAGATAACGAGATTGTTGCTTGAATTTCTTTCTAAATATTATTCAAGATATGAAATAAATGAAATAAGTTGGATTTCGAGCGTCGAAAAACTCGCAGCCAACGCAGGTAAATATCCGTTATTTGAAATTCCCGGCGTAAAGATAACAAAAGCGGAAATGAAAACCATCACTGATCTTAACAATAAAGTATTAGAACGGCTGGCTTTTACGATGCTCTGCCTTGCTAAATTATGTGATGCTAAAAACTCCGAAAATAATGGCTGGGTCAATTCCGATTCAAAAGATATATTCAAATATGCGAGAATTTCATCTACTATAAAAGAGAGAGAAAAAAAGATAGGAAGGCTATGGCAGTTAGGATTGTTAGAATTTCCGAAAAGAAATGATAACCTGAATTGCCGTGTAACATTCATTAATGATAATGATGAAGAAGAACTATTTATATCCGATTTTCGTGAACTTGGATATGAGTATTTAAAGTATAAGGGAGAAAATTTCATTCGTTGCGCTGAGTGTGGAATTTTAACTCGTGGTAATAAGGCAGGAACAAAAAAATATTGCGGTTCTTGCGCGACCTATACTCCACAACTAACAAAGACAATAGTATGTATTGATTGTGGTAAAGAAATCTTTGTTAATTCAAAAAATAATCAATCTTGTCGTTGCGAACAATGTCAAAATAAGCGAAATATAGAATTAAATCGTATATCATCAAAAGAAAGAATGAAAAAATATCGTGCATCTCAAAACAAATAATTAATTTTGTTACGGATAGCAATTTGTAGATGAAACAATTAGGTGTAGATACAACATATAGTAAAACCCACTATTTAAGCCATTTTTAACACTATATATTGTGTTAAAAGAAATTTTCAAAATTTCGTTAAATGAAGGGAATATACCCTTTATACTCTCATTTCTTTATCTTTCTCTTTCTCTTGATGACGCACCAGCTCGGCAAGAGTTGGGCTGGTGCAATCCCTTTATATGCGGATATGGTGTTCAACGGTTAGCACGTTGGCTTGCCAAGTCAAAAGTACGAGTTCAAATCTCGTTATTCGCTCCATATAAGACACACGCAGCAATTATTCAGAATAATTTTTGCGGTTAAAAAATATTCATGGTGTCTTGTTCTTATTGCGGGATGGAGCAGATGGTCAGCTCGTCTGCCTCATAAGCAGAAGGTCGTGGGTTCGAGTCCCACTCCCGCAACCACTAATTTAATCAATATGGGAGAATCGTATAGCGGCAATTACGGCAGACTGTAAATCTGTTCCCGTAAGGGTTCGATGGTTCGAGTCCATCTTCTCCCACCATATGCTTGTGTAGCTTACGAGGTCGGAGCATCGGTCTGAAAAACCGAAGGATGGTGGTTCGATACCACCCTCAAGCACCATATGGTTCCGTAGTTCAAATGGATAAAACACCGCCCTGTCACGGCGGAGTTATGGGTTCAATCCCCGTCGGAATCGCCAAATGTAGGTGTAAGTCAACGGTAGACGGCTTGCTTTGGGAGCAAGTAGCTGGGGGTTCGAGTCCTCTCACCTGCACCAAACAGAGTTCGGCACGCCTCTGAATATGCGTACCATGCCGAGCCATATATTCCCACGTAGTTCAGTTGATAGAACTCTCGACTGTTAATCGAGTAGTCGCAAGTTTGAGTCTTGCCGTGGGAGCCAAACGGGGGATTAGTTTAATAGGTAAAATCCTCGCCTTGCACGCGAGGGTCAGCGGTTCGAGTCCGCTATCCTCCACCAAATACATAAACAGGACAAGGAGTAATTAACCTTTCTCGGTGCTGCTACACCGAGATTACTGTTTGTGTATAGAATAAATAGACAAATTTTAGCAGAAAGGAGTTTATTATGATAGGAATATATAAATTTACAAACAAATTAACAGGCAAATCTTATATCGGACAAAGTAGAGATATACATAAAAGATACATTCAACATAAATGTAGGCACGAAATATGTTTACACGAAGATGCGCCAAAAGAAGATACATACTTCCATTCAATGCTTAGACATTATGGATTTCATAATTTTGATTTTGAAATTTTAGAAGAATGTGAAATATCGGAATTGAACGAAAAGGAAGTTTATTATATTCAAAAATACAACACTTTATATCCGAATGGTTATAACAAAGATAAAGGTGGAAACACACCTCATCCTAATGCACTTAAATCTTATGAAGATGTTGATGAAATAATAGAACTGTTAAAAACAACAAAACTTTCAAATATCGAAATTGGAAACAAATATGGAGTATCAGACCAATCAATTTCAGATATAAACAATGGTAGGACTTGGATAAGAGATGATATTAAATATCCAATCCGAAATACATTTGAAGCAAAAAAGATTATTTGGAAATGTAATTCATGTGGGAAAGTATTATCTGGTAAAACCAAAAGCGGATTATGCAGAAGTTGTTTGAATAAAAACATACAGGATAATTCTTCTATGCCTGATAAAGAAATATTATATAATTTATTATTACAATATTCGTTTACTTATGTGGGTGATAAATTTGGAGTTACCAGTAACGCTGTAAGAAAATGGTGTGACAAATATAATATCCCACGACATTCTTCATATTACAAAAATGTTGCTTAATACCCGCAAGGGTAATATGCTGAAATAGTATAATGGTAGTACCGCGGATTTGTAACCCGCTAATCTGAGTTCGACTCTCAGTTTCAGCTCCACACAATAGCGAAAGCTAAATAAAAAATAGGAGAAAAAGATATTGAAAGAAATTACAAAGCAAGAAATCAATTTGCTTGAAAAGCACAACATCATCAAGAACACACATAAAGGCTATATTGGAGTAGATGACGGCTATCAGGTTGGATTCTATCGGACGGTGAACAAAAGATACATTCAAGATAAATATGCCGATATAGCAAAAACACTTAAATAAGGAGCTATATATGGCTAAAAAGAAATTAAAATCTGATGGAATCTTTTTCACGGGAAAAGCCTCGGAAGATGTTACTGGATCACAATACTTGGTAAAATTTGGAGAAACACAATGCCTATTAGAATGCGGCTTGCACCAATCATCAAGTAATGATTATTTAGATTCGTACAAAATCAACTCAGAGAAATTTCAATTTAAGCCAAAAGAAATTGATTATGTTTTTGTGGCACATGCTCATATCGACCATTGCGGTTTAATTCCAAGATTGGTTAAAGAAGGATTTGCCGGAAAAATTATTGCAACAAAAAATACAGCGGAAATTATGAAGCCCTTGCTTTTCAATTCTTGCGCAATAGTGCAGGAAGAAGCAAGGGTTTTGTCATATCGTTATAAAAGAGAATATAAACCATTGTATGAACAGGCAGATGTTGAGAAAGCATTGAACATGATCGAGGTATTCAATGAGTATGATTATATTTACAAACTAAACGATAACATCAGTTTTAAATGGCTGCATAATTCTCATTGTGTCGGAGCGGCACAGCTATTATTAATATTGAAAAATGGATCAAAAACCAAAAAATTGTTATACACATCAGATATGGGTTCATTAAAAACAAAAAATCATTATGTTACAAACACCGAAATTCCAACCGATTTTGCGGATTGCGTTATCATGGAAAGTACATATGGTGATTCTAAGAGAATTTCAAAAAAGAAACGTTCTTACGATATAGAGCATTTAAGAGTTGCTATTAATACGGTTTTGGAACGCAAAGGAACTATAATTCTTCCATGTTTTAGTTTTAGCCGAACCCAAGAATTATTGACGAATTTATACGATATTTTTTCTGGTGAAAATGATTTTAACACACCAATATATGTAGATTCAAAACTGAGTTGTGATATTAGTAAACTTTATTCATCAATTCTATCTGGTAGTGATTTAAAATTATGGGATCAAGTATCTAATTGGGATAATGTTCACTTCATTGAAGAAAAAGATGAATCGAAGTCCATCATAGCAAATACAGCCCCGAAGATAGTATTATCATCTTCTGGATTCTGCACCAATGGCAGGATCATTGGATATTTGAAAAAATATATTAAAGATAATAATTCGATGGTGGTTTTCTCTGGCTACGTTGGTGATAATCCATCATATTTATCATATCGAATCAAAAATTACCGTGAGAATAAAGGAATTAAAATCAATAAGGAATACGTGCCAAATCGTGCCGATTGTATTACATTATCTACATTTAGTAGTCATGCTGATTATAATGATTTGATTAAATATGGCAGTTCATTAAATACAAACAAATTGATTTTAGTTCACGGATCATCGGAAGCAAAGCATTGTTTGGCGGAAGGCTTACGTCCGGCAATTTCAAAAAATGACAAAACATATCGTGTCATAGAGTCCTATAAGGGTATGATGATACGATTATAGGGGGTAACAATATGGCATTAAATATGGAAAATGTCACAGAAAATTTCTCATACGAGTATTACGATAGATTCTTAATAGAAGATATTGAAGATAGAAGAATTTTTATTAATTCTGAAATTGATGAAACAGTTGTTGATTTGGCTTTGCATCATATCATCGAATTTAACAGGCAAGATAAAGATGTTCCCATCGAAAAACGCAAGCCAATTCGTGTTTATATTAACTCACCAGGGGGAACGGTATCTGATGGATTTGGTTTCATAGATAGCATCATCAATTCTAAGACACCTGTTTATACGATTAATCTTGCACAAGCGGCGTCAATGGCATTTTTGATTTTTATTGCAGGGCATAAGAGATATACGATGCCCCATGCGGAATTTTTAATGCACGATGGCAGCACCGGAAGTTTTGGCAGTTCTTCTAAAGTAAAGGATCGTATTGAATTTGAGTCTATTCAATTAGAAGGAATGACGAAGCAATATGTGATTAGCAGAACTAATATAGATGACGATTTATATGAAAACAAACGTCGAGTTGAGTGGTACTTTCTTGCAGATGAAGCCAAGGCTATCGGAGCCGTAGATGTAATCGTTGGCAAAGATTGTGATATTGACGAAATTTTATAATTAATAAAAACAAGGAGAGTTATGAGTTTTAAAAGATTAGAAAATGAGAACGAAGAACAATTCTTGTGGCGGCTGGGACAAGCCAAAGATAAAGGGCTGGTTGATTTAAGTTGGGATGATATAGCTTCAATTATGAACAAAGAGTTTAGAGAAGATATTTCCGAATATCGGAGCGAAGCTGCTTATCGAAAACCTTATCAGCAAGCTAAACGATTTTATGAAAATGGAACATTTCAAGATTTGACACAAGAGTTGTATATAAAAGAACTTAGAGATGCAAAACATGAAGTTCGTATTGAAAAACAAAAATTATTCGACGAGCGCACCGCTCTAAATAAGATTCTTAGAGAATCCGCAAGAGCGGAGGAAGATTTAGCTCGTTTAGAAGTGTTGATAAGAGAAAATGGTGAAACCGTTTTCCAGAATACTTGTCCGGAAATCAAAACAGCCGACAATGATTTGGTTGTTTGTTTATCTGATTTTCATTTAGGTATGAATACAAATAATTATTTTGGAATCTACAATTCTGAAATTGCGGAAAAACGACTTCAAGATTATTTACAGCAAATAATTGACATAGCAGAATTACATAAATCAGAAAATGTATACTTAATTCTGCTCGGTGATCTCCTAAGTGGTCAGATACATTTTACAACACAACTTGAAAACCGCGAAAATGTGACGCAACAAGTTCAAAAAAGTGCTGAATTGATTTCTGCATTTGTTTATGAATTAAGCCGACATTTTTCTGCTGTATATGTAAATGGAGTCGCAGGTAATCATTCACGCACTTCATTTAAAGATCAAGTTCTAAGAGACAATAGATTAGACAATCTGATACCTTGGTATATGAAAGCAAAACTATCTCATGTTGATAACATCAAATTTATTGACGATCAAAATATAGATGCTACAATCGGGTGCTGCGAAATTCGGGGGCAAAAATATTTGATGGTTCATGGTGATTTCGATAGTTTTAGTGAATCAGGTGTTTCAAAACTCGTGTTAATGCTCGGATATAAACCATCTGCTATTTTTTATGGTCATTTGCACCGCTGTTCATACGACAGTATAGCTGGCGTCAAAATCATAAGGAGCGGTAGTTTTTGCGGAACTTCCGATGATTACACAATTTCAAAGAGATTAAGTGGATCAGCTTCACAAATGGTTTGTGTTGTAACAGATAAAGGAGTACGGACTTGTTATCCGATTGATTTAAATTAATAGAGAAATGGAGAAAGAAATGAGTAGAACAGAAATCGTAAAAGAATTGTTGGATAGAATGTTTGACGATCCAACACCTGAAAATAAACAATTATGTGAAAATTTCTGTAATACTTTCACCGATATTATTATTGATACTTTGTTGGACGATCAAGAAATTAGATGGAAGGGATTGTTTACAATTAAAGTTGTTAATACGCCTCCGAGAAAAGGCAGAAATCCGGCAACAAATAAAGTGGAGGATTTTCCTGCTTCTAAGAAAGTCGTCTGTAAATTAAGTAGAAGTTTAAAACAAATGATTAGTGGAAAGTGATATATATTATGGAAATAATGAAATTTAAAGATATTGAGGATGTATACGGTTTTATGAGTGATATCGTTACATCTGATAGTAAGAACATTACTGCCGTGTTGTTTTATGAACAGGCAGAGGAATTAATGAGGCTATTTTTAGAAGACCTCGATGTAACGGTTGGTCATATTGAAATTGGAAATCATGATTATAGTAATTATTCGCGTGAATATTACGTTTCAATAGATTCTGATTTGATTTTAGATGTATGTCCCGTTATGCCGCACTACAAACAAGATTTTGGGTACGTTCCAATTCAAGAAGCAGATATTATTTTATACGATGAAAGTGCAAAACAATCCATTGTAAGAATAAATGATTGTAAAGAATCATATCAAATTGAATTTGGATATGATGAAGATGAATGTGGAAATTGTTGCAACGATTGTTGCAGTTGCTCCAAGTCGCTTTGCACGGCGATTCGCTTGTTCATGAATTTATTAAATGAATAAGCAATTTTATAGTTGATATTATTTTAATAGTTGATATGGAGGTGGCGATATGCCAAAACCAACAGGGAAAAGCGAGTGCTGCTGTTGCGGTGAATCGCTCTCCCCCACTCATTTTTATAAATCCAATAGTGGATTTTATAAAACAGGTCGCTTACCTATTTGCCAAGATTGTTTTAAGGCAAAATTTGGGCAATATGCGGCTGAATATTTAAGTAATAAAAAGGCTATGCAACGAATGTGCATAGCCTTTGACATTTATTTCAACGAAGATGTTTTTGATAAATGTGATAACAATGATGAAACAGTTATTGGAAATTATTTTCGGCAATTAAACTTATCACAATGTAAAGGAAAAACTTTTGAGCATACAATCAACGAGGGTAATTTCACGTTATCCGGCGCAAGAAAAACCGTCAAAGATGGTGGTCGCGTTGCCGTGGTTGATGAATACGGAAACGAGAACGAAGAAGTATCTGTTGATCCTAAAGATGTTGAACGCTGGGGTGAAGGATTAGACCCTGTTGATTATGTGAATCTCAATAACCATTATCAATATTTGAAAAATGCGAATCCTCATTGTGATAGCAACCAAGAAATTTTTATAAACGATCTTTGTTACGCGAAAATGCAACAACTTCAATGCGTTCGCAGTCAAGATAGAGATGGGTTTAAGAAAATGGGCGAATATTATAATGCAACATTTCAAAAGTCAGGTTTAAAAATATCTAACGACTCTGAAAATAAAGGGGACGATACCCTTGGAACTTGGCTTGGAAGAATTGCTCAGTACACTCCCGAAGAATATTACAAAAATAAAACATTGTATCAGGATCACGATGGATTGAGAGATTACATCGAAAGGTTCTTATTGCGTCCATTAAGAAATTTACAACATGGAACTAAAGATAGAGATAGAGAGTTCTATGTTAAGGAAGATGGTGAAACTCGTGAAATTGACAACTCCGACTAAGCCATACAAAAGCCGCTATGCGGATAATAAACAATCAGAACTATATACAAAATTTCCTACCACCAATTTTCTTGGAAACCCTCAAAATGTAGACCATGTTTTAAAATGGTGTACTTTCTTTCGTAGAAATTTACATCGTGTAGCAACAGATTATCTTGGATTAAAACTACATATGTATCAAGTTTTGGTTTTGTATTTAATGGGTATTTGTAAAACAATGGTGATTGTTGCCGCTCGAAGTGCTGCAAAATCATTCATTATTGCAATATACGCTTGTTGTGTATGTATTGTTTATCCATATTCTGAGGTCGTATTAACCTCTGCAACAAAGAAACAAGCTAAACTTATTGTTTCGGCAAAGATACAACAGTTGCAGAATTTCTCTCCTGTATTGAGAAAAGAAATAACAAAAATTAAAGATAACCAAAATGAAGTAATTGTATTTTTCAGAAGTGGAAGTACAATCACGGTTGTCCCTGCTAACGAAAATGGGCGCGGCTATAGGTCAAATTTTGCTATTCGAGAGGAATTTAGACAAATCAAAAAAAATATAGAAGATAGTGTTATTGCTCCGTTCCAAGTTATTAGACAAGTCCCTTATATGGTTGATCCATATTATGCTGATATGCCAGTTGGAGTTTGCATTCAAGATTCAGTTGATGTTTATATCAGTTCATCTTGGCTTGATCCGCATTGGATGTGGACTGTTGTTGATAATGCGTATGAATCAATGTTGGATGGAACTGGGCAATTCTTGATAGCTTTTGACGAAAGTATAGTATTAAAACATAAAATCAAATCGCAGGATTATTACCAAAAAGAAAAGAAGAAACAAGATAGAATCACATGGGAATGTGAGTTCTTAAATGTTCGTATTAAGGAAAACCAGTTTGCTTTCTTTACATATAAGATGTTTAATGACAATCAACATTTAAAACAAGTATTCTATCCAAGAACTACTGCTGATTTTATTATTGGTAGGAAAAATCCATATGCGATATCAAAACAAAAAGGTGAAATCAGATTAATCGGAGCAGACTTATCATTTGTGACCCGCAAAGGTAATGATAGGTCTGTTTTTACTTGTATGAGATTATTGCCAGAAACAAAGAGGTATAAACGCTCAGAAATGGATGATCTCGAAGTAAGTGGTGGTTACAGACGTATTGTTCCATATATGGAATCATTGCAGGGTGGCGAGATAAGTAATCAAGCACAAAGGCTAAGACAATTATATGAAGATTTTGAAGCGGATTATATTGTCCTCGATTGCCGGAACGCCGGAATAGCTGTATATGACTGTCTTGCAAGAGTAATGTATGACGAAGAACGCAAGGTCGAATATTCACCTTTAAAATGTATGAATGACGAAGCAATCGCAGATCGAATCCAATCGGAGGGTGCATTGGAGTGTATATATGCTATAAATGCTTCTCAAAAGCTCAATAGCGATATTGCATTGGATTTTTTACGTGTATTGGAACAAGAAATGATTAATTTCCTTATTCCGTATGAATCTGCGCAAGACGAAATTTTATCTCAAAATGATAACTATTTAAGTACGCCCGATGCGGACGTTCAATTCTTTTATGAAAGTCCATTTCTTGAAACACAGGCTTTAATTACAGAATGTATCGAACTGTCTTACGAAAAGAAAGAATCTGGAATAATTGTTGTCAAGGAAGGTTCAACATCACATAAAGACCGTTATTCTTCATGTAGCTATGCTTCATATGTAGCAACATTATTTGAAAAAGATTTATTTTCCGTTTCAGACGAGTACGCATACGGCGTTTATATTAACTAAGAAAGGAGGGGTTAGATGCCAGAAAGTTCTCAAAAATCACAGACTCATGCGTATGAATTTTCTTCATATGAAAGTCAAATGACATATTCAAATTATTATTTTAGCTTAGATATTTTTGATACATATACGCAGGAGCAATTAGAATCATTAGTTCGTGATCCGATTGCCAATAATGCGTTATTACGCGAAATCTCACGTATTCTATATGGAACGAGCGGTGTTTACACAAATACAGTTGACTATATGGTCGCTATGCCAACGTTGGATAAAGTAATTATTCCGTATGGTAAAAATGTATCTAAAAAGCGTAAGTACAAAGAATTAATCGAATCTACTTTACGCACCATTAAAGATAAGGAGTTTATTCGTGATGCTTTATTTAGAGGCATGATTGACGGTATTGCATTTTATTATTTTGAAGTTGCAAGTCGCCCAAACGCATTAGGCAAAATGTTGACGGATTATGATGTAAATAGCATTATTGAGATCAATGAACTTGGCATAAATGCAAGTATTATTTCCCTCCCTACTGATTATACACGAATCGTAGGAATTAAAAACAATTCTTATGTTATTGCTTTCAATTTAGATTATTTTACAAATGGAAATGGCGAAAAAGTTGAAAATAAATTAAAAAAATATCCGAAAGAGATTCGTGAGGCATATTATCGCCGAAAGAAAGATGAAGGATTTACAGGTGGGAATTGGGTTGTTTTAGACAATACGAAGACTATTGTTCATAAAATACGCAGTGATCGCTCTGAAAAATATGGTAGACCATTGGTTCTTGCGGCAATTCGAGATATTTTATATGATGATTATTTTATCAAAACCAAGAGAAATGTTCTTGGTGAGATTAACAACAAAATTATTTATCAAACCTTGCCGGAAGGACAAAAGAAAGGTACTTGCGCATTAACGAGACCACAACAAGACGATCAACACGCTAAAGTTAAAAGTGCTGTAATGAAAAAGAATAGTCGTGGAGGAATTTCATTCTTTACCGTTGCATCTGGAACAAAAATCAGTTCTCTTGATGTTGGCAATACAGATATTTTCGATGATAAATATGAATCAAATCTCGATAATCGTATTGCCCTTGCACTTGGTTTCGCGGCTTCTGCGCTTAATGGTGTTGGTTCTGGTAGCTATTCCGCACAAGAAACCAACTTAGAATTAGTAACTCAACAAATCTTTCAATGGATAGATCAGATAACTAATGAACTGAATAAGTGTTTGATTTCAAGTATTATTAAGGACAAAACAAATTGGGCGGAAGTTAAATATCTACCGATCACTCTTGTAAACCGCGGAAAAATGGTTGAATATTGCAAAGACCTTTACCTACAAGGTAAAGGTTCTTTATCTTTATGGGCAAGTGCGTGTGGTATTGCGCCGGATATATTCTTTGCACTACTCGATCAAGAATTGGACGATGAAATTGAGGAAAAATATCCTGTTCATAAGACAAGCTATGTGCTATCCGCAAGAGACGAATTTGCATTGTCCGATAAGGGTGGTAGACCAAAAACTGATAACCCAACTGAAAATACAATTAAATCACAAAATAATAACGGTAATGCGACGCCCACACCGTCCGATAAAAAATAATTGATAAGAAGCCCGCAATTTGCGGGTTTTTTATATATACAGATTTGCCAAGAAAGGTGGTGAATGAATGATAAAACCATTTGAGATGTTTAGTGAGTCTAAGAAAAAAGGTGAGAATGGTAAACGTAAATTCAAGATGATCCTATATAAGATTTTTCCTGATTCAGTAATTGATGCCGAGCATGAAGTCGGAACAGAATACAACGGAAATGGAATCACTTGGATTGAAGAATACTGTCGAAAGGCTTTAGACAGTATTAAAGGTATGTTTTTGCGTTGTGAATTTTTAGATGATGAACGCACAGAAATTTGCGGACACGGTTTCACCGAAATTGTAGACGATCAGCCTTTATTTGAAAACGCGACCACAATCGGCGTCTTTACCGATGGTTATATTGATGAAATCGAGGAAAATGGCGAAAAGATTAAGGTCTGTATCGGCGTTGGAGAAATTGACAGTAGTTGTTATCACAAATTCTGCGAAAAATTAGATGAATGTTTGGTAAAAGGTATTTACCCACAAGGCAGTGTTGAGATTTTGAAAACTCCAGGAAATCAAGGAATTGTATATAAATATGGCTACAAAGAAAAAGGCAGAATCCCGATGGATTTTATTCACTCAGGCTATGCTTTGTTAAACATAGCTCCCGCCGATTCTACGGCAAAATTATTAGAACTCAATGAACATAAGGAGGACAAGACAACTATGACTGATGTTGAAATGAACGCTCTTGTGGATAAAGTTGTTGCGACATATACCAATCAAGAAGAAGCTATTGCTCAGGCTAAGGCTGAATGTGCGCAACAAATTGCTGAGATTAACGAGCAGATGGAGTCAACTATTTCTGAGAAAAATGAGCTTGCCGCTACAGTGGACGAGTTAAAAGCCGCCATCGAGAAATGGAAGGCAGACTTCGACGCTTTGACTCAGGAACGCGAAGCACTTTGGGCTGAGAGAGATGAACTTCAAAAGGCTCTTGGCGAGGCAAAGGCAAAAGAGCGCTTAGGCGAAATGAACGCCGCTATCGCTGATTTCAGCGACACTGAAAAGGAATATGCTAAGGCGGAAATTGACGCTTTTACCGCTGATCCGATTAACTCTGAAATCAATTCTATTATCGGAAAGATTTATGAGGGAATTGGTAAGGCTGCAAAAGCTGACGCAGCTCAGAAAGAGGCTGAAATCGCCGAGCAAAATTCAAAGCAAGATGCCGAAGATATTTTTGGCATTGTTGAAACTTCCGAGCCGGAAGACACTAATATCTTTTGATAATTAAAACACACTTTACTTACATTATTACTCAAAAATTTTAGAAAGGAAGATTATTACTATGATTAAAGTTAGAACTATTGGTATGCTAACACGCGATATCACTAATCCCGTTTTGACTTCTGTAAGCGCCGTTAAGAATTATGATTTTATTACTGGCGCTGATGGCGAGACTTATCTTGTAGCAAATACAATCACTGGCGATAATGCTTATGTTGATGACAACACTTTCGCCGCTGGCGAGTATCTGAATGGTCACGCTCTGCGTGCATGGGTTGGTGAGCAACTTATGGTTGATAAGAAACACTTGACTCTTGGTTCTGGCGATACTTTTGCCGATGTTGCAAAGAATGATATTTTCACAATCGCTAACGGCGGTCTTGTAGCTGCAAATGCAGCCCCCCAAACTGGCTATTACTTTGTTGTTGACGAGAAGACACGTCTAACTGAGGATGCTGTTGTTGTCACAATTAAAAAGGCTTAATTTATTTAAGAAATCTATAGAAAGGATTGAAGTTTAATTATGAAGACTACATTTGAATTAAACAATCAGCGTAAGGACGCGGATTATATTAGCAATACTCAGCTAAACAAATTCTCTCCCGTATCAGAAGTTTTCTCTGCTATGGTTGATGGTAAAAGCCTGTCAAGCCTAAATCTTGGCGCAAAGGCTGACGCTGCTGTTTCTTACATTAAGAAACTTGGCGAGCGTGCAGAGAACGGCGACTTCGGTGCTGTTGCAGAGCTGAACACTCTGAGACGCTTCTACATCGAGCAGCCTGTTCTTGATGAAATCAAACTGTTGAGCATTTTTGGTACATATAAGGGTCTTGGTTATGAGGATTCTATCGAGCGTGTAATTCGTAAGCACGTTGGCGAGCGTTCTCGTAAGCAAGCAGCTATTGGCGACACTGTGTTCCCTGCAATCGTTGAGGAAAGATACCCTGTCGGTACACAGACCATCTCTGGTGGTTATGCTATTGATTACCGCAGAGTTGCACTTGGCGATATGACAACCGAGAACGAGGGTCTGGCTATGGTTAAGACCGACATTCAGAACAATGCTCTGCTTTATGTTGTTGATAAGGTTTACAAGGCTATCAAGGCGGCTACTGGCGTTAAGTGTTTCTTGGAATGCGATAACGGTCTGGTTAAGAACGATGTTGATGGCGTTATTAAGGACGTTCGTAAGTTTGGTCATACTACCGTTCTTGGTGAGTATGGTTTCGTTTCTCAGTTCAATGGCTGGGCTGGTTACACTGGTTCATCTCCCGCTATTAATGGTATTTCTGAGAAGGCTATGAATGAAATCGCAGCTACCGGTCTGATTGGCAACTACAATGGTACTACCATTAAGGAAATCCCTAATCCTTACAATGAGTTAGCTTTGAATGAGGCTGGTACTAATTTCGAGACTATGCTACCTGCTGGTCTTGGTTTCGTTCTTCCCGCTAATGCTCAGTCTCCGATTGCTACTTGGACTCGTGGCGGTCTGACTTCATTTACTGGTAACAATGTTGAGACTGGTAAGATCATGACCCGTTTTGATCTTGAAGTTGCTGCTGATGTGGCAAAAGGTCAAGAGTACAAGATTGGCGTTATCTACGATAAGGGTCTTGGCGGTTTAGACTAATCAAGAAATATCTCGAACGGTATTTTTTATTTAGTTTACTAATGGTTTGGGCGGTTTTCCTTAAACCGCCCTTTATTATATATTCGCAGGAGAGAAAACAATGAAAAATAATGATAATTATTATTGCTATTCCTTGCGACAATTTCATTTTATCTCTGCGTTTGGCGAGCGTTGTTACGTGTCTAAGATCAATTCTGTTAGTAAAAACAGATATTGGATTTTTAAAAAATCGGAACGTTTAGATAGGATTATTCAGCTCTATAATGAGTGCAAACATAAAATTTAGTTGAAATCTCAAAAATAATAATTGAAACGAGGTATTTGAAATATGGCAGGAAAAAGTACAACAAGAAGTAACACTTCAACTACTACAAAGGCAACATCGGAAACCCCTAAAACCACAAAGAAAATTGATTTGGAAAACATAAATCTCGACGAGAGAGTAACGGTCAAAAATTTGGCTGGATGGAGAGTTTCATTTAATATGACGCAAGATAAGGGTTCGGTTTCATTCGCACCAAATGGAGTACAGCGTGTAACTCGTAACGAAATTGCCGCACAAGTAAACAACGGACTGAAATTGTTTGTCGGCAACGATGGAGATGGCAGTCACCCAACTCTTTATATTGATGACGAAGCAACTCGTCGTTATGTTGGTTTTGAAACAGATGACACAGAACAAATTGTAGTGAATGACGCTCTTATTAAAAAGATTTATAATTTGCCATTTGAGGATTTCAAAGCAAAACTATCTTATTATATTACAACCAGAGCGGAAAAACTCGCTTTGATCGAAACTATTAAAAGGTTGAATTTAGATAGTTATACAAAGAACAGATATGCTATGGAGTATTCTGGATTCCCGATGTAATTAGAAAGGAAAGGTGCTTATGAATACAACCGCGCAAGAAGTATTTGACAGTTTTGAGTCATCATTCCAAGATAAAGTTGTTATTCCGGAGGCACTTGAACTGATTTGGTTGAAGAAAGCCATCGGCAGATATTCTGTCGAGCTTGACCCCCTCACATTTGATTCCGAGAGTGGGGAATTTGACGGCGAGATCGGTCAATATGTAATTGATACACTTGCCGCTTTTATGAAGCAATATTATCAAGAACGTGAAGTTTCCAGAATAAATAAACAAGTTTCTATTTCAAGTAAAGATGTCAGTATTAACGGCGGACAAGGTGCTAAGGCTGCGGCAAAAAGTGAACTTGATTATTGTGAGAATCAAAGCATACAAATGTTAGCCAATCAAAAACCAACGGCTTATGACTAAGGCGGTGGTTGAATGGCAGAACAATGGTACTTGATAAACTCTAATCACGATACAGTTAGTGGTTTTGAAAGTGATGATTTTGATTATTATACACAAGATGCTTTTCGAGAGGCTTTAGAGTCGTCTTTAGGTGATGATATTAAAATCTGTCGTTACGACATGGAGGTATTGACCTCAACAAGAGCCATTCCTATAGGCGGAGTTTCAGATACGAAACTAAAATCGACCACAAGGCAATTACTTCTACCTATCGGCACTTGTCAAGCTGGTCAATACATCTATTACGAAGATAAATATTGGCTTATCGTAAATTACGTTGACAACAACAAGGTATATGAAAAAGCAATAATTTATCTATGTAATTATTTATTATCTTGGAAAAACATAAGTGGAGATGTGATTCAACGATGGGTTAGTCTTACTTCCGCTTCTCAATATAATAATGGTGAAACAGGCGACAAAACATATGTTGTACGGAGCGACCAGCTAATGGTATTGACTCCTGATGACGACGAGTGTTTATTAATGCCACACAATCAAAGAGTTATTATAGATAGGCGTTGCGAAATTTATGAACGCAATTATTTGGATCAACTCAAAGCAGGAGAAAAGTTCAATTTAATGGTTTATAAACTCACACGACTTGATAACGTAATTTACAACTATCAAGGTAGTGGTCATTCCGAATTTATGGCTACACAAACCGAGCAAGGCGAAAATGATGGATATTGCGAAATTGACGAACAATGGTATTGGCTTTGTGCCGAATCCGACAACGAAAATCCGCCGATCCCCCCTACCCCATCTGAACAGTATTGTTCAATTTTGTGTGATGAACCAATTATTTATGTTGGTTTGGAATCTACGATATTTACCGCAAAATTCTATGGTTCTGACGGAAAAGAAAACTACTTGATACCACAATGGGAAATTAACTGTGATTTTGTTGACAAACTCAATGTTAAGTATACTAATTCTGCGATTATTATTTCTGTCGATGACGAGAAATTAATAAATAATTCGTTTGAGTTATTATTAAATGCTGATAATTATGAGTCCGATTCAATAACAGTTAAGATTAAAGAGTTCATTTGAGGAGGCGTATTTATGGCTGTTGAAATTGCGACAATAAAAGCTCGCGGAAAGTACAAGCGTAAATTAAACGCTGCTCTAATTAATTATGAACCAATCAAGACTTTATTGCTTGGCGATATTAAAGATAAATCAGCGAAAGAGATACGCAATCTATTTAAAAAGCACGTTAAATCTCATTTATATATAGACGATACAGTAACCGAACAAGATTCCTATATCTTTTATGATGTAATAATTCCCAAAATACACAATAGCACCAAAGAGTGCAAAATAATGGTTTATGCCCTATGCCATAAAGACATTATAGATAATTACGAACAAGATGGCTATTACGGAAATCGTGTAGACATTTTATCGGAAATGATTGAAGATTGTTTGATCTATAATGAAAAAATCTCGCGTGATTTCGGAATCGGAGAAATAACGCTTGATGGCATGGACGTATTTCGATCAAATACTCTATATGGTTATATCTTGAAATTTGTAGTCGAGGATTTCAGATAATGAAACTTGATTATGGCACTCGGATAAGTTATTCCCCGATTGGTCTACCATTTGGATTGATCCGCAAGCCAACGCTTGAAGAATGTACTACATATCCGATGTCTTTTGAGAAATTTAATTCTTATGAATCGATGCTGTTATTGACGCCCGATTTGTTTTTTACAGAGATTGCTAAAGAAGACGTGAAAGAAACATGGTTATCTTTAGCAGAAGAAGAACGGGATAAAATGACGCTCTATGATTTAATTACTCTTTATTCGGAACTTGCCAAAGAGTATGAGGAAATTTTCGATTTCTTTTTTATTGAAAAAGTAATATATGAAAATGGCATATTCTTTGTTATTGATCCAAATAAAGATATAACCAAATCGCAAGTGGTCGAAAAAGATATACATGGGTTTATTGGGAGAAAAGAATTTGACATCACATTGAGCGTATTACGACAGATATGCTGTATAGGTAAAGAAGAAGTTTCTGTAGAGGAAATGAAATTCAAGAATGAATTTCAAAAAAATTTATATTTGAAATATTTGAAAGACAAAGAGGAAGAAGAAAAAAAGCAAAAAAAGACTAAGCAAGATAACAAAATGCTTCTTTCAAACATCATTTCTGCGGTAGCAAATAAACATAATTCATTAAATTATATAAACATATGGAAATTAACAGTGTTCCAGTTGTTTGATACTTTTGAACGTTTACAAGCTAACGCTTACTATGATATAGGTGCCACGAGGACATCTGTATGGGGTGATGAAAAGAAAGTTTTTGAATCTTCCCTTTGGTACAAGAATCATTATGAAGACAATAAGTCGGTTTAACAACCGGCTTATTTTTATATAACAAAATTTATAAGGAGGATTTACAATGTTCAAGAACAAGGCAAATAGAGAAGTTTGTAATGTTCAAATTTTGGATTACAAGACTAAAGCACCTTATATGGAGTATAAACTTGCTAATACAACCGGACTGAACATTTCTTCTGATTCTGTTTATGCTATGGGTCATGGTTCACGCCAGATCGCTTTCCAGAATCCGTTAGAGGGCACCGTTACTATTGAGGCGCAAGTTGTTCCATTTAAGGTATATGCACTTTATTCTGACGGTATCATTGACAGTAAGGCTGACTGCTACACCAGAGCCACTATCAAGTGTGCTACCGCTGACGAACTGCCTTTGGCTGTTTCTGATGGTACTATTGTAGAGGGTACTGTTTTCGTTTACCCGAAAGATCAGTTTGGTGGTACACCTATTGCCGCTACATATTCAAGCACAACTCATAAGATTACTCCTGCTGATTCTGCTACAGGTGTATTTGCGGTAAATACAGAATATGAAGTTGGATTTCTGTTGACTCGTGAGCAGGGAGTTCAGAGCGTTGCACTTAATAACGCACGTCTGCCTAAAGATGTTATTATTTATATGGACACCTTTGATAAGGCTGATGATGGTACAATCGTGCCGTTCCGCATTACCATTAAGAAAGCAACGATTCAGAGAAATCTTGATTTGTCATTCAGCTCTGAGGGCGATCCTCAGTCTATAACTCTGACATTTGATGTTTTAGAGCAGGATAAGAATAACTTTATCGAGATCACTGAGATCACTGAGGACGTCACTATCAACCCTACCACTGAGCAAACCACTCCCTGATAGCTAATTTCGTTAAGAAATAAGACCACCACGATAATGTGGTGGTCTTTAGTTGATAGGAGGTTTTTATGATTCAGAAATGTTTGGTCACAATCAATAACGAAGCTGTGACCGTAGTGAAATATGGCGAGGGGTTCATTCAATTTCCGTCAATCCATAAAGAAGCGGAATACGTATTCGTTGAAGAAAAGAATGGTCGTTATTTTGTAGTGGACGAGCCGAAACAAATTGATGAAACTCCCGTAGAGAAAAAAGAAGAAAAAGAAACAACCAAAAAGAAAAGCACAAAAAGGACAAAGAGATAATTTGACAATGCTTGGAGTTGTATGATGTTAGTTAAACCATTAGGGAAAGACCTTACGGCTTCAAACACAATTAAGAGTCTTTCCCTTTGTTTTTGCGCTTTTTGGATAGGAGAAAGAAATGAATAAAATTCAATTTAGTTCGCTCGAAGAAGTGTTCGAGTGTTATGGGCGCGGCAATCTGATCCCTATTGCGAACTTAGAGCAGATCATTGAATATACCGCTCATGGTTGTCAGCCCAAGTATATTTGTGAAAATGAGGTAAAGCCCGGCAAATTAACGTGTTGGTTTAGTAAAGATGAAACCGCATACGTGTATAGGAAATGGCTTGAAAAGAAAGCTAAAGAGGGCAAATTAAATGGCTAAGATAAATCAGGGCAAGAAATTTGAAACCAATTTTTCAAAATCTGTTCCTGATTATGCTTTATTATATCGAATTGCAGATTCCGCACAGTCTTTCGGCGGCGGAAATTTGCGGTTTAGTAATCGAAATCCATTTGATTATATATTGTTCGATTCGCATAAACACATTTTATATGCGCTTGAATTAAAAACAATAGAGAGCGGTTCAATACCTTTTGATAGAAAACCAGAAGATAAAAATGGTAAAATCCATTATCACCAGATAATGGGATTGAATAAATGGGCTGAATACGATGGAATTATTGCAGCATTAATAATTGAATTTCGTGATATTGAAAAAACGGTGTTTATTCGTATAGAAGATTTTAACAAACTTATGGACGTTATTCCAAAACGTAGTTTTAGATATGATGATTTACAAAAATACAATATCCCATATACGCCCATTGACCAAGTTAAGAAAAAGGTAAACTACAAGTATTTTGTAGACGCTCTATTAGAATCTATCACACTTTAACTCTGTTGCGCTCTGTAACGATTTTACGCTTAAAACGTCAAGTTATATTCCTAAAATAAAAATGCAATACAGGGCAATTCTGAGCAAAATAGGACTATGCTCTTACAAAAGTATAAGAAGGAGATAATATGCAGAAGATTGAAAAGTTTAGAGTAGCATCGGGAGATGTTGCAACTCAAATTTCGGATTATTTAGATGATAATTCAGGATCATCAATAGTTGCCTTAACCGCAGTGTTAAATAAAGGCGACGAATATGTTATTGCCGTAGTAGACGACGGAAACTAATCTCTTTTTGCCTGTGGATTTCTCTACTGCATTTTTGTATTAAACCTAAGTGTGTTTATATTAAAAACACAAAAATGCAATACAGGGCAAATCTCGGCATTTTAGAGGGTGTTAAAAATAGCAATTAAATAATAGTTTTATTTACGAAAGGATTGATAAATGAATGAAGAATCTGAAACTAATTGAATCAGTTAATTTATCTACATACGTTCAAGCTGTCAACGAGATCGTTGACGGCTTTTTTGATGAAGACGGAAATTACACACCCCATATCGGACGAGCCAATGCAATAAGTGTATTATTCAATTATTTTGTTGACGAGAAATGTATTGATGAATATTTCCCAGAAGACAACATTGATTCTGGCGTGTTACTTGCCGATAAGGATTGTATGATTTTCTATAATGACGCTTTAATTGGAAACGGTGTATATTTGTTGGATTTTTCTAACGCATACAGTGACGCTTTAGATATTGTAAATACACGCAAAACTTCACTAAGATATAGTTTTGAAATTATTGAAAAAGCATTGACTTCACTACTGGATAGATTCTCAACTACTATGAACGAAGAAAATCTTGCAAAACTAACATCTATGGTGGAAAAGATTTCACAAGAGGGATTCGGTACTGAGAGTTTAAAGAAAGCGTATGAGAAGTCAGGTAGAATTGAGCAAATTGCAGGATAAGGTGATTTAAGTGGTTGCTCGTAATATGCAACAACTCGATGCCATGCTACTCAAAGAAATGTTAAAAGCCATGAATGTTGTTTCGGAAAAAGCATTGGCTGATATGTATGAGGAAACCGCAGGATTCTATACTGGCGGCGAGCCGGATGTATATGAAAGGACTGGCGCATTAGGAGATACGCCGCGGACTACTGCGGTAGAATCCAATGGTAAAAACGCTGAGTTTACTGCTTATTTGGATTTGAACCATACATATAAGACCGGTAAGAATCCGCCGATGTTAGATGTGCTTAACCTTGCAAACGACGGTGAGAATGATTCATCGGTAGGATGGCTTAGAGATACTGTTGGAACAGAAGGATTTTGGGATCGAGCAGAAGAAAAGATAAAAGATGATTTTGAGAGTACATTTCTCCAATTCTTTAATTTACGTTACTAATTTAGAGTACGCAGAAAGGAAGTGGTTTTATGGCTACTCAAAAAGCGGGACGTACAACCGTTTATAACGATATTACATCAGAAGAAAAATTAAAGCAGGTAAATCCAGAAAATTTGCAACTGCAACAAGACTTCTTAGAATATCTCGCTTCGGTGGATAGAGCGAAATCAACTATCTATCAATACGAGGCAAATTTAAAAGTATTCTGGTGCTGGAATTTGGAATATAACAACAATAAATCTTTTGTTAAATTAAGCAAACGTGAAATTTCAAGATTTCAGAATCACGGCATAAATGAGTGGGGATGGTCTCCAAGTAGATTGAGAACCGTTAAATCCACAATGTCATCATTAAGTAACTTTATAGAAAACATTTTAGATGATGAATATGAGGGTTATAAGCCAATAGTTAGGAAAATTGAAACTCCTGTGAATGAGCCTGTTAGAGAAAAATCTGTTTTTACAGATGAAGAATTACAACACATCCTCGATGTCTTAGTCGAAAAACAGCAATATATGAAAGCCTGTGTTCTTGCACTGATTACATATGGTGGAAGAAGAAAAGCTGAAATTCCAAGATTTAAAGTTAATTATTTTGATAAAGAAAACTTGATCTGCGAAGGAGCTTTATATAAGACACCAGAAAAGGTTAAAACAAAAGGTCGCGGACAAAGAGGCAAATTATTATATTGTTACACATTAGCCAAACCTTTTCAGCCCTATCTGGATTTATGGCTGCAAAAGAGGGATGAACTTGGGATAACCACCGAATGGCTTTTCCCCGATAAAGAGAACGGAGAATGGTTGGATCAGCCTATGAAAACATCTACCATTGATTCGTATGCTCGGACTTTTTCATCGATTGCCAATAAAACTTGGTATCCTCACTCTGGAAGACATCGCGCGTGTTCTCGATTTGTTGAAGCAGGAATACCAGCAAATGTAATTAAAGACATTTTTGGATGGTCTGATGTTTCACTTGTTGACACATATTCGGACATAGAGGCAGAAGATACTTTTGATAAGTATTTCGGCTCAGAGGGTATTAAACAAGTCGAACAAAAAGGTTTAGAAGATATGTAAACAATACACGCCCATTAGGGCGATTTTTTATTTTTGAGGAAAGGAGGACGATATAAATGCCTGATGGTTCAAAATTTGTGGCGATAGTGCAAGCGCAATTAGATACCTCAAAGATAAAATCCCAATTACTTAATGACAGTAAAAAATGGTCAACAAGCGTAAAAGTCAAAAAATTCACGCTTGATACTCGTGGACTATCTTCACAAATTCAGCAAGCATTAAATGGTCATAGTTTCACTCTGAAACTCACTAATGTTGATGTCGGTAATTTATCTTCAACCATAACAGGTAGAGTCCGCGGAATCGGCACCCAAGCCGGGACTGCTTTTTCGCAATCTTTCTATAATCGAATAAGCCAGTCGGGAGAACTTGGCAAGGCAATTTCGTCGGTTGAATCAAAATTTAAAACATTG